TCTCAGTAGAGAAATTAGCCAGCTTACTCATATCACAAGCCATATTCAATACCTCTCTTTCTTCTTTTCAATTAGCCCACAATATCGTTACGCAGAATCTCGATAAAGTAGATAATGTAAGGGCGACCATACTGCTTGCCACCTTCGGTTCTCCAACCAAGGCCACGCTTGGCAGTACCGATAATCTTACCAATAAAACCCTGACCAGTCGTATCGGCCTTTTCAACCATCTTCACAGTAGTCTTACCAGCCTCGGCAATTACGTACTTGCCAACCTCCGGGGCATCAGCAGAACCCAAATTAATGCCTTCCTTGCTCACCGCATACACATCATGAGCAATCAGATCATAACCCCGGAAAGGACGATCAGCCTCATTAATGTAGTTGTAAAGAGCCTGATTAGTACGCCGTGTCTCATCATAATCCCACTCAGGATTAGCAACCAGTACAACACGATCCTTACCAATCAAATCAGCAGTAGGAGCCAAAAACTCGTGAGTTTCCAGACCCTCAACATCAGCGGCCAGATCGCCAACATAACCAATGTGCCCGTTCTCCACATCAACATCAGTAATCAGACTATACAGATGACCAGCACGAACAGCGGCAATCTTAGAAGTCTCAACGACAGTATAATTCTTATCCATAGTCTTAATCCCTCTCTTTCAATTAATCTTTCTTAGTTGGCAGCACACCATAGCGAGAATTAACCTCCTCTGCTGGAGTCTGCTGGAACACATCTGCGACCACTGGCGCAGCAGTATCCTTTGGCTTACGACCAAAGTTTGCATTCAAATTTTTCTGCGTAAAAAGAATCGCACACTGACCCTGAATATCCTCCAGCGTATACTTATCACGATTCTTCTTCAGTGTGGTATAATCAGCACAATCAGCCAAATGCTGATCGAACTTCCTGAACTCTGCATCCTTTGCCGCTTCAATAGCAGCCGCTTCACGTTGCTGTTCGGCAACCACATAAGCATCATACTTTGGCTTCATTTCATCCAACTCATCCTTAACGGCTGTATAGTTGGCCTCTGCTGTAGCCTTTTCCTCATTAGCTGCATCAACCTGACCACTCATATATGTAGCAACATCAGAAACCGCCTGTTCAAAAACAAACGGCGCAGAATCTTCCGCACCGTCCTCGAAATCAGAATATGTAGTTTTCTTTCGACTTGCGGTTGCGAAATCAACGCTGATCTTATCACCATTCATGTTCATCTTCATACCATAAATACGATAATGGTCAGCACGATCCATTACAATAACTTCGTCACCCTGAACATCAACAAAACAATACTGAGAACACTCGTAGCCCCAACTGTCACGATACTTCTTTTCGCCCAGCACAGCACGAATTTCATCAATCTGCTCCATCAAGTTCAAGGTAAAATTTGTCTCAGGAACCTTTGGCATATCACTATCCTCCTTAATACTTGATTTTTCAACAGAAACAGTGTACTCATGCAATTTATCTTTAATTTCTTGAGCAATGGACTGAACAGTAAATTTAGCAACAGCTTCACTATCAATCATTGCTGGTTGAATACGCTCATCTGTCGATGACAAAAGGCAACAACCTTCAAAATTGAATCCTGTGAAGGTAAAAGTGCCATCGTCATTTTCTTCGCCAGTGATTGAAGAAAGTTCTAATTCCATGCTTTGCGGTTTACCGCCGTCACGTTCAAAAATAGTAACTGCGTCATCAAATTTAGTCCACAAAAGGGCATCAACCTGAAAGAACTCCCGACAAATTCCATCGGAACAAACTTTTTCAATCCAACGATAGTTACATGACTCTGGAATTACACCATAAGCAGAACCAGCATACACATAATCTTTGCCATTTCCGTCTTTAACAGTTTTGTATTCATGGCCTTGGAAGTCTAATTCTCCGTCTGGATTCAGAGCGATATACCCCAATACTGGAGTATTCTTGATACTTTCGGCATTTGCATCAACAACTTCTTTGTCAAAAATACTGCCGTTAAAATTCAAACCTGTATGTAAAACGTCAATCGTTATGGCAAGAAATCTCGAATCTTCTGTTTCCGTACAGCTATTAATAGTAAAAGAAACTGGCAAATTTTTTCGTTCATGACTCACTTTCCTCATCACCGCCTTTCTGCAAAATTTTAATAACACCCGAAGGTGGTATTAACGATTCAAATTAGCATCGGTATCCTTTGTGGTTTCACCTTCTTCAGTTAAATCCAAACCTTTGCTTTCATTTGTGGGGCGACCACCACCTGAAACATCCTCGCCAGTAGACGTATAAGAAGTTGCTAAAGGAATATATTCTTCATGCAATTTCAAAACATGATTTTCTAAGAATAAGCTACCAAGCTGTCTGCTGGGCGATTTGCCTAATGCAACACCATAATCAATCTTAAATGGTTCTCCATTTTGTGCTGCTTTCAAAAACGCATCCGCTACTTCAAGACGATTAAATACTGTTGAATCTTGAATACGCAAAGCGAACTTATATGTCGGTTTGTTATATCTACGCAATTTAATAAACCGTGTAAAATAGCGTTCACACTGTCTATAAAAGGCATAAATAAAAGCGGCATCATTCTCTAAGGCCAGCTTAAAAGCTGTTCCAGATGATCCGCTATTAAACAATTCGCTGGACACGCCAGCATTGTCATATATATTTTTGATTGCATCACTCAGATTGTTTGCATTGTTTGTATTATCTTTGAAACTGACCGCCGTTGCTTTGCCCGGAGCATGAATCAAACCAATATCATCAGGCATATTAGCTTTATTCATCTCAGCAAATACAGCAAGTGTTTCATCAGTCAACAACGGTTTATCAACCGCATCCTCATCAATAGGAATTTCAATCACAATAGCCTTATAATTGTCTACTCTGGCCTTTTGCATTTTCAATTTCTTATATACATCTAAATCAAGAATATCCTTTACCAATGCCAACAATAACGGCATAGGATATAAGCATGATTCATTCAGCTTAAAACAAACCTGTTTATCTGCTGGCGGCACATACCATCCATCAAAATAATCATCGCCATTTCGATACTCAATATATGCTTGCTGAACATAAGTAGGATATGATGTAATTTCAAGAGGATTGACACCACTTAATCTGATTTTGAAATTATACACGCCATCCTGAATTTGCTTAATTCGACATATAGATGGATTCATTTTGTGAATAAAAAAGTCATATCCATCTTCAAAAATCAAACCATAATAAACATCTTCGACTGTTAAAATGCTCATAATCTTCGACATTTCGTGTTTGAATCCCATTTTCTCAAATTCAGAACAAACATTTGCAAAAGCATCACGCATTTTTGCGATCTTTTCATCAGAATCCATCTCGCCAGTTTTTACATCATATATATCAATGTTGTAATTGAAAAGTCCCATTTTTGAAAAATAATTATTAATGCGCATATAAAATTGCGAAATATTCATCAAATATCTGCTAACCTCAATAATCATATTTGAATGGGCGGCTGGATTGTTTAATGCGTCTTGAATCCGTTCAAGAGGATAACCGCCAACCTTATATGACCGCAATATTTCTGTATTTGTACATAGATCGTGAACCATAAGCCTTCTAAATGCACCTAAGTCTAAACGGCTTTTGCCACTGACAGAATCATCAAAAGATTTTGAATCACGCTCATAATCTACTTTAGAATAAATCACTTTTGTCTTTGACACCAAATCACCGTCCTTTCTTAATACATTTTAGGTCTACGATTCAACGCTTGTAATCTTTTCGCAAAAGATTTTATATCAACATCACTTTTGCGATTATCTGCATCTACAACTTTAATAATAAAGTATAGTAAATATGCAGTTGCCGAAAATCGGTCTTTATCAAATTTATTAACCACTTTTTCAACAGATAGATTCTTACCATTTTGAGTTAATTTAAGATTACCAACTTCTTGAAAGAACAATTCTTCTTGAACATATGGCATAACTTTGGAATTTAAATCTTCATTAGTACGAATTCCATAATCATCTCCGCCATTCCTACTTTCAAGAAAACGCAATATTCCAGAATCAATAACGTTAATAAAATTAGAAAGAATCTGTGTCTGACAAGATTGTGCTTTAAGGTCATATAAACACTGTTCGGCTTTTGGAGTTTCAGGCTCCGCAGTAGTATTCATTGTGTCCCAAGCTGGATAAGTCTCACCAGTAAGAGGATCATTTTGTGATTTTAACAATTCATCTATCAATCCACTACCAAGACCATTTCCATCCACCACAATCTTTCGAGCATGATACCGCTTTCTTACTCGTTTTACCATAATTGCTTGTGTTGTAAAGCTAAATGTATTGGGAACATGAATTAAATTCACCAACTGAATTTCTACGATCTTTCCATCAGCACCACGAATTACTTTACCTACAGCAATAGAAGATTGGTTATTACTTTTATTTTGCGAACGTGCAACGTCAACACCTAAATAGTATTCATCTTCATCACTTGATGCACTTATTTCTGGAGCAGTTAAGGTACGACAATTTATAAGACGATTAATATTTACAAGCGCACCTGTTGAACTACCAACCCAATTACCACCATAGTTCATGTCAAAAGCAATAGGCGACATATCTTTTTTCTTTTTAAGAATTGTACTTTTACTCGATCCACGCCCATACCAACAACCAAGCATCCAATTTGAACCTAATACAATCTTACCATTCAAATCACGCATATCATGGAACATCGACAAATTCCGATTATACTCATCGGAACCTCTAAAGCCCGGAGTAGTATAGAAATTGATTTGCTGATTAAGTTCTTCAGGATTTACAACCGCCATTTTACCACACGTAGTACGACCAACTTCCACAACAGGCTCAAGTGCATCTTCAAAGATTACATTATCCATCAAGTTTGATTCCTCGATGCTAATTCTTTTCCTACGTTGGCCTTTACTGGTTTGTGCATTGGCTAATGCGTCAATTCTGGCTCCATTCTTAAAAACAATTAAAGCATCACCCTTAATAAAACTTGTTTTAACAATTTCTTTGGCTAACATTGGATAGTACCGCACCAATTCATTATATTTGTCTTTTAACAGTGCTGCGGCATTCTCTTTTGTTTGTGCCGTCAACGCAAGTTCAATATTTGGATACCTAATACAGACAATAACCATATTTGCAAATTCAAGAAACGTCTTTCCGTATCCTCGATTGAAGCAACCATGTTCACTAAAGAATCGTGTTCCTGCTCTCATGAAAACACGCTGATCTGTATGTAACTTAATTGCTCCCTCCTGTGGGGCCATTAAATCAAGTGCTAAATCAGGATACCAAATCCACCAACTTGCAAAATATTCAGCCTTTTTAAGTTCTTCAGTAGTCATTTACTCACCATCCCCATAATAATCAGGAGGTAACTTAATGAACTCTGAAATCTTTTCCCTATTGACTAACGTTGTATCATCTTTAAAAATTCCATAAGGATCACCATACTGTTTGAGATATTCGGCAACCTTATCATCATAGAACTTATATACATCAGCATAATCAACCTCTGGCTTACCCTCCAAGCGGCGACAATAATTCACATAGCACCAAATAATGAAATCTGGAGCATCATTTGGCCTGTATTTGAATTGCGGAAGGATTCTTGTTATATCCTGCTCTCGTTCAAATTTCTGAAAGAACTCTGAAAAACACGTGACTCCACCTTGAACATCAATAGCGTTTAACTGCTTTAATGCTTCAGAAGCCAGCTTTGACCATTTTTCAGCATCAGCAATTCCACCAGAACTTGTTGCAATTTCTTCTTTGGAAGCAAACCGAACGTACCGCAATAAAAGATTCTTTTGGCTGGTAGAAATATTAGGATAGTCTTGTTTACTGTCCTCATAAATCCGTTTCATGGTTTCATATTCTTTTGCTGTATATCCTTCACCAAACAACCGAATTACATCTTCTGTAACAACAAAATCTTCATCAGATAAATAATAAACTTTTTCGGCGTTCATTGACTTTCGCCGTGAACTTTCAATAGCGGATTCTGAACCGCCACTAAAATTACTATCTTTCCAAGTTTTGTTTCTATGTTGCTGCAAAGAAATGTTTTTCAAATACTTTCCAATAATGCCATCATTAGATACATCATCAGAACCAACATTTTTCTTTACTTCTTCTTCAGATTTATCCCACAATGCTTGAATAAAAGGTTTATCTAATTGACGCAATAACGATTTGAAATTTTCAATATCAAATTCGTCATCATCATTATAACAGGCATTCTTAATACAATCTTTACACATAGGGATTCTTCCATCTTTATGTAATGGATTATAACTTACAAAGAAATCACGTGTAATCGGCTTTTCTTTTCCACAAGCAGAACACACCTTTTTAACAACTGGTTTTCTGGCAGTATTAGAACTGCCTGTTTTTCTCGCCATACTGCCACCTCACTCAATTTATATATTTAAAATATTTTCGATCAGAAAATCAGATTCATAATTCACTCCAATTTTCTTTCCGCTCTTTGTATCTTCAAACCGAATAGTAATTGCCGTCATAGGATTATCAGGAGCCTTCATCAAATAAATTTTATCTCTATCAAGACTATACAAAGCAAAATAATCAATTTCAGAATTTGAATATTTTCTTCTTCCTCCGTTAGTCCTATGTGCGGTTGATGATGTTAAATCAAATATTGAACATCCATTCTTAGATTTAATAGATGTTTTCACCTGAATTTTGTTCAGCTTTCCATTAAATTCAGCAACTAAGTCAGCTTTTTCATCATCACCAAATGGAATATAAATAGGGATACCCATTTCAACAAATTTAGCAAGAACTTTTGCTTCTCCAATATTCCCAATTCGTTTACTATTCATATATCCCTCCTAATCACAAATATAAAAAGACCAAGGACTATTGATCCTTGGCCTTTACGTTAGATTCACCAGAATTGCACTGGAGCGGCTGCAACCGTGACCCTTATCTAACACAGATCATATTACATTTTGGAGGAAATGTGTAAACAAGAATACTCTGGTCTGGATATTCAGACTCGAACTGAAACCTACATGATCCCAAATCATGCGCTCTACCATTAAGCTACATCCAGATAAATCCACAATAGGCCGAGCGACACTTCGGCATCTCCTTTTCGCCAGTACGCACAATCTGGCATGGTGATAGCTGCCCATTCTATCCTCTATTGTGGTATTGCTGTCTAAAACAATTACTTTTCAATGTGCCTTGTCAAGTCATATTGTAACTCCAGCAACAAAGTTTGTTATAGCAAAGAAAGGGAGAACATCACACCGCTTACCCAAGGCGGCTGGTACGGGAGAAGGGGATCGAACCCTCACGACCACAGGCCAGCGGATTTTAAGTCCGCATCGTCTACCAATTCCGACACTCCCGCATATAAACTATTTACTCATCCCAAGGAACAAGATCATACAAATCAACTGGCGAATTTGCTATTCTAACCTTTACAAATCCTTTATCAACAACTTTCCATAAAGTAAATTTCATCTTTTCTACATTCTGGCTGATCTGATATTTCTGACCAGATTTTGTCATACATAACACGCCAGCACCATTATCAGATGTAGGAATATTTTTTACAATCTTTTCAGTTATTTCTTCTGCTTTCTTTCTCATAAAGTACCTACCTTAAAAATATGGCAGGGGTAGTAGGAATCGAACCTACGATCAAGGAGTCAAAGTCCCCAGCCTTACCGCTTGGTTATACCCCTATATAAAATCCCGCTGCGTTGCAAGCCACCTTCACGTCACAGTGAAATGCACTAAGACCATTATAATACGGGATATGGAGACATTGGTGGGATTTGAACCCACGATCATAGTTTTGCGGACTATTGCCTTACCAATCTTGGCTACAATGTCATGTCCTGATTATTCAGGACTATTTAATTACTTGAGATTCCGCATAGTCGATTGAAGCCGCTTTCCCTTGGCTTCTTCACCTCCCGGCATTTACAGTCCAAAGAATTTCTCCACCTCCACGCAAATGCGCCCTTTGTTCAACCCGGCGCACTCTGCTGACCACAGAGTTTTCTTTATTTGGTGCTGGTAGTGGGACTTGAACCCACACGGTATTGCTACCAACAGATTTTGAGTCTGCCACGTCTGCCAATTCCATCATACCAGCATATTATTTCTTTTTATACATCTCATAAGCCTTCTTATAAGGAATATTTTGATCCATCAATTCACGATAACACTGAATACAAAAATCAACTTCATCCGTATCTGGTTTTGCTGTAGTCATAATTCCAGTATGTTGACAATCTGCGCCACAACGATCACATTTTTGTTCCCATGACCACCATTTACCATCGTTACGACAATTCCCTTTAAAATCCGTTTGCTTAATATTGTATTTCATTTCTATCCTCCATACCGAAACATTTAAAGGGTGAGACTCGAACTCACGCACCATTTCTGGCCTAATAGATTAGCAATCTATCCTCTTCACCAGCTTGAGTACCTTACCATTGACACCCATTTGGTTTTCAGTAGAGCATCTGGTAGCCTTCGCCTACTACCACTGGCTGAAACCTTGTCTTTATATACCGTAGGACAGCATTGACGGTTTAGGAATTTAATTCCTATGGTTGCGGAGATGGGATTTGAACCCATGATTTCCAACTTATGAGGATGGCGAGATAGACCAGACTTCTCTACTCCGCAATATATAAAGCAAGCGGTGGTTTATGGGCTATATGACGAGAACACCACAAAACTTTCATATCCCCGTATGCACTTGCTTATTTACTAATCAGTTAATTTCAAAAGAATTTTTGCATGAGTTGAATCAGACAATGTAAATCCAAAATCTTTCCAAACTTGATCCCTAAGAAACGGAAGTGTATAATGTTCAAAATATACAACCTCATACTTTGTAGGAATCTTACTCAAAAATTCTTCAATGCTATGTGGGAAGTAATTTTCTCTAACTTCACGATCCCAATTTTCCACATAACGATAAGTCAATAGGTAATGCAAAAAATTTTTGTTACTGGTCAACCCCCCATTAAAAGCCTCAAACTCTGAAATCTTATCAGGATTTTCACGCTGAAGAACTTTTGCTAAAGAAATAGGATTGGTTGGATGACAAGAATGTTTAGAATAAAACATATCTCGAATTGCAATATATGTTGCTCCACTATCAAAAATGTTTCGATAATCCCATTCAACATCGGGCGAATACGCATGAATTTCATGGAATACAGATGAAGCATTTAAAACAGTATTATGTAAGTTCGATTTCGGATCAGTTGAAAGAAGATCGGCATTAGGAACATTTCGCTTGGCAATATCAATCATTTCCTGACTAATATCATATCCATCTAATTTCATACTCGGACAGATTTCGCCAACCATTTTTAACAGCGATCCATCTGCGCAACCATAATCGTAAATGGTACTTATGTTGCCATCAATCTTATCCAAAAACCAAATCTTATCCAGCATACTTTTTCGCATTCCATCATTGTAAACATTCATATTTGCAATCGGAGTCATTTTACATCTACCTTTTCATTTGATTTTGGTAGGGCGTATGGGAGTCGAACCCATGTTTCTGGCGTGAAAGGCCAGCGTCTTTACCGCTTGACTAACGCCCCGTTTTATTGAATAAACTGTTATTCACTTTTAGATCATTGTCAGTTCCTTGCTCCTGACATTATTTATTATAGTTGAATATACCGTTATTGTCAAGGGGTATTTTAAATTTTGTTTCAAAAAATTTTTGGTGGGAGAAAAAGGACTCGAACCCTTTCCCTTTGAGCTTCAACCAAATGCTCTACCTGTTAAGCTATTCTCCCATACCGGGCAGGAGTGGTGATCCTCCTGCACCAATTATTTAACGCAATCTGTCAGAGAATTGCCGGGACGAATTTTTACAAAATCATGTGCTGGAATAACTTTCCTATCTTTTGTTCCAAATCCATGCCCAACATACTCTTTCTTTTCTCTGCGTTCAATCTTCATAAACCCATATAATGAAACAGAATCACCATTACGAATTGCATTTACAATCGCTGCCTCATATGCGTCCATAAAAGTTGCAACATCCTTTTTAGATTGCTCCGTCCTGCTTGCAATATCTGAGATCAATTCATTTCTATTCATATATCACCTCACAATTTAATCGCATATTCAATAGCTTTGCCTTTGCCTTTTTCAAAGACAAGAAAAGTGGCTCCAGCATTTGAGGTTTTATGAATAGACAAAGAATAATCATCAACACCAATAATACTTGGAACATTAATTACTTCCTGATTAATACCAACAGTCTCACTACGAGAATGATGTTTATGACCAGCAATCAAAAAGTCAAGCTGAACACGATATATCTGCGAAAAATCTTTAATAGCCTGTTCCATACTTTTTACTTCACCATGAATACCAAGTAACTTATACCCAAGAATATCAGCATAAATGTATCCTGTTGGATTCTTAGTAAATGTAAAATTAGGGTTGTTCGCAAGCCTTGTAGCAATAATTGATTCTACCACAAGACTCATATTTTCTTTGGTAAACGTCCCTTTAGGCTGACCAAGCATACGTAGTTCTGTATGATTTCCGTTAGTGGTTTGAAACTCGACCTCAACGTACTTACTTAATTCATTTAGCCAATTTGAAATAAATTCCGCATATCGAACAGTTCCTTCTACTACGCCATACCGAAGCTGCATCAACTGTTTAACTCGTAATAAACCATCCTCAAAATCACCCAATGAAAATACATGAATTCTTGAAAATCCTTCTTTTCTAACAATAGAAATAGTTTGATCTAACAAACTCCACATTCTATTTTCAAATATTTCAGGACTATAAGAATTAATTACCTCATTATTGAGGCCACGAATTTCAAATTCAGTACCGTAATGTTCATCACCAAACAGCAACACCCCTTCTCTGTCAGACAATTCTGTATGAATTGGTTCAGGAATCACTAAAGGTTCCAACTGTGCAACTGCTTGACAAATATGTTCTACAATTAATTCATCACGAGCATTCTCACGCAGCCAACGATTTAATTCTAACTTTTCAGTTTGAACTTTATAGCGTTCTTTTCGTAATTCACGCATCTGAACAGTTGCTTCAGTAGGAGTGACAGCAGAACTTTCCAGCGGATTTTTAATCCAACCAGCTTCTAAATACTCATAAAACAATTTTGCTCCCTTACGAATTGTATCACGGTGTTCATCATCACCTGTATATTCAGCACGTAAATCCGCTATATCCTGCCATTCAATAGCAGGATCAGTCAAACGTTGAGAGAGCAAATCAAACTGTCGGCTTAAAAACTCTGTTTGTTCCAACTGTTATCACTCCCTTCTGAGGGCAAATATTTTACCCTTAATCTTCGCTTGCAGAATCATCACCCTTTGCATCTGCGTCAGGGGCATAATCCATACACTCTTCCATTGTCAGTGTAATCATCATATCTTTCTTTGCGCTTTCATGAAACTTCATCAGAGGCTTCAACTTTTCGCAAACCATATAGTGATCACAGCGTTCACACATAAAATTATTAATCATAATATCATTCCTCTCTATTGAATATATAGTTATTAGTCAAGCAAATCAGCCATTGCAGCCGTTTCACTTCGTTCTGTCTTGAGCAATTTTACATAACCAAAACGTTTATGCCCCTTGAGCCGATCCACAGCAATCATAAGCCCATTGTTTTCAGCAAATGTTTTATGATCTGTCTGTTTATAGTCACCGTTTAACCAAAGAGCAGAACCATCACCAACACGGCCTAAAAGAAGCTGAACGTGTTCCTTCGTCATATTCTCAGCTTCGCTACACATGATAATCGTATGCTTAATATCACGTCCACGAATAAAACCTAAGTGTTCAACCTCGACCTTGCCTTCATCCATTAATGATTCAAGTCCGTCAACTCCGCCAACATGATCTGCCAGCGGCATTGCAAACGGTAACAGCTTATCAAACGCATCACCCGGCAAAAATCCAAGTGGCTTAGAATTTTTGACCTCAACATTATTCCGAACCCACATAATCCTATCATACTTTCCCTGCAACACTAAATCCAGTGCTGCTGATGCCATAAGATAGTCTTTACCTGATCCAAAGCAACCAGATAGAATTTTTACCGTAATATCATCATTATAAAGCAAATCCATAGCAAGTCGCTGTTGGGGATTTCTTGGCTTAATATTTCCAGTATAAGAATTCTTGATTGCCTTGTAAGCAACAGGAACATATGTAGAACCATTCCATTGATAAAAGTCCTTAACCTGACCCTCAATGTCATAAATCAAAACATATTCATTTTGCAGACAATCGAAAATGTTATCGTTACGATTTCCATAGAAATCATTTAAGCGTGAATCATCACACATAATTTCCTGAAATCCACGGTATTCATCCATATCCTAACCACCTTTACAGAATTTCGTCAAGGCTACAATCCTCGCCAATAATATAGTCGCAGAATCCCTTCTCCTTGGCCTCATCTGCAAACAAATACCACTCAACACGAAGTTTGCTATCATATTCCTCAGACGTAATCTTGCTTCTGGACAAAACATATGCCTTAATTCTCTGCTCAATGCGCTTATTAAATTCCATTTGATCTTGCGCCTTTGCACCAGAATTAATAACAAAATTTGTTCCATCGTGCATCAAAAACTTAGCTGTCTTAGACGCATAACGCTTGTGTCCTGCAAGGCCAATCAAGAATCCCATAGAATACTGATAACCAAGATTAATTGTGTAAACAGGTGTCTTGCTTTGGAGAATTACATCAACCAGTTCAAACCCCGGATCAATAGAACCGCCATTAGAAGAACAATACAGTAGAATTGGCTTACGATCCTCAACAGGTTTACCCTTATCATCTGCATTATACTGGAGGATATGTCGTACCACATTATCAATGACACATTCATCAATATCTTCATTAAGATACAGCTTTCTATTTTGCAAATTACGCAAATAGAAAAGTTCGTCAACCCCCCAAGATTTCAGAACTGCCCCTTCATCGAAGCTGCAATCAATATCATAAAACCCACGCTGGCTCATAAATCCACCTCCATTAATGACGGTATCTGTGCTTATTACGCTCACGTTCCTTATCAATCTGCTTGCAGATTGTAGCTGCTGCATAGTTACTATCAACAATCAACTGCAAATACTTTTCGGCTTCTGGCAGATAATAGTGATGCCGCTTACTTTTCTGGATACAGGTTCTTACGATCTCTGCATGAGGGAACACCTCACGCACACGCTCCGATTCTGCCTTAGTAATAGAAATCAAATTATTCAGTCCTTTACAATAAATTTTTGAGTACAGAAAACCACCCAATTTGGGACTTTTGTGTTCTATCCCTTCTGCCCATTTAGCAAATCATAAAACTTCCCCAAATTGGGGACATTTTTAACTTGTAATAATAATTTTTGACGAATTTGAATTCGCCGTTTTCAAAAATTGGATAATCTATCTTTATATTCGATAATTTTTCTATATACTTCAATTCTTTTTGATTTAGAAAGATTCTTTTTCCCATTCAAAAATGAACTGAAATTCCTTGGATCATATGGAATTCTATTCGCAAACCAATTTGATTGAACTCCATATTCTTTTATAAAATTCACTACATAATCCCTAAATTCATCTTGATTATCATACGGCATCAAAGTCAACCCCTTTTCAAACAAATAATCATAAATTTGAATGTCGCCGCTTTTGCATTCACTTAAAACAGAAATTGGCGTACTACTTTCTTGAATAATACGATAGATACTACGCCTCATTCGATAATTTTGCATATCCATCATAAGCAAAAACAAATGTCGTTCTATATCACTATAATCTTCTTCAAGATGAGCAAGAATATGATGAATAGTCTTGTCTGAAATCGCAATCTGCTGAACACTTGTAATCCACTTGCTTCTTAAATCAATAGTGCGCTCTCTTTTTTCTTTGCTTGAATAATTTTCATCACCCCACACACCCTTTATATCTTCACGAAGTTGTTTTGCACTATCTATAATTTGCGATTCTTGCATTTGGTTGAACTTTCCATCTACTTCACTTTCATCCACTAAAATATAAGACATTAATTTCTTGCGCTTTCTTGGCATCTTAAACTTATTAATACAAGATTCTAAATAATCCATGCTTGTTGCAAACTTTACATATGACATTCTTCCACGTTCAACACAAATACTTGCATCCTTCTCTTTCATTGCTCTGACTTCTTTATAAGTTTCAACTACACACTGTTTAACAAACTCATCATCTTCTTCACGATAAATATAATAATCATCCCGATACCCCTTATATCCATCAATATACTTAAAGAACATCGGTCTAATATGTCTGCCCTTACTATCTCTCAAATCATACTTTTTCTTTAAACACTGTAATTCAAACGTATTGTCCGCTGGATTTTCTCTTTTGGCTGAATCAATTTCCAAATTACTCATAACATCTAACTGAGCAATATCACAATATAGACCCATTACGGACTCAATACTGGCTCCATTATGTAATCTATCCCATAAAATCGAATTAAGTTCCTGTGACAAATTAATAATCTCGCCAATTTTATTTACACTGGTCTTAATGTCCAAGTCGGCCTTTTCTGCATCTGTATACTTTCGTTTATGTGTAGCACCCTCAACTAACTTTGTAGGAACAGGGAAATTGTAATAATTGCGTTTCGCTGCATTAATGAGAATTTGATTGTTTGTCAATAACATTGTATCACTATCAAAATCTGCACCAGAAAGACGCTCTAAAATATTCTCATGAATACTATTCAAATACACAATTTCATTTGTGGGATTCATATAATGAATAATTTCCTCACGCAACACATTCTTTACTAAAAGAATATTTCCCATTGTCACGTGTGGACTTCTACATCCAAGAAGTTCCGATCCATCAGCAAAACGAATTGAATGAACTGTTTCTTTTTCAATAACAGATGTTCCATCAAATGTTCCAATCGCCTGTTTAAGCATCTCAATAGGATTACCGCATAATGTACTGTAATTTCCTTGAATAAGGATATGCCCACATCTCAAATTCTTAATAAAGGCTTTAATTAAATCATTACAAAACTCAACATACATTTTAGTTTTTGTAAACTTATCAGTAATGCCAAGCATTGTATAAATTACATCATTCTTTGAAGCCATACTTTCGGTATAATGAATCTGATCAGGAGAACGATACGCATAACTAATTTGAAACCTAAGTGCAGCAGGATCAGTTTTAATTAATCTTGCAAAATCAATAGAAGGTTGAACCAACGCATTAACTTCTTCATATGTCATCTGGAGCGTATTCAATAACTGATAATGTGTCTGTACCATCCTACCGTTAAAAAAATGTGTCGGCTTTTCATATTTCACAACACCAAATGTAGGCTCCAAAATATCTAACCATTCATCCAATGTTCCAAATTTTACATATTTTATAGAACTTGGCGTAGTAATCAACTTAATATCTTCAATCCGTGTGGCACGTGTTTTTCCGTTAAGTTGTTTAACATTTGTAATATTGTTATCTTTAAACCATTTCTGAATATTAGAATTAAAACAACAAGATTTAAAAAACCTACTACGTAACAAAAGCATTCCGTGTTCTCTGGCTTCTGGTTTTATGCGCTGTTGACACTCCTGAAATTTTAAAAACACACTCCTATCCATTAACGATTGTCCATCCCAAATACTATTTGAAATTTCTACATCCTCAATATTAGTTACAAGCCTACCATCAACAAAACGAGTAGCAGCAGCTTTATCATGAAATACACTCTTATAATCATCAATCACCAGAATATTTTCAGGCCGAAGCTGGATCGTATCTACAATACTACTTAATGTGAGTGCAATATAAGGCTCCAGCGCAGCCAAATCAATATCTTGTCCCTCTTTTACCTTAATACCACACATTTCCCACTTGTGCATTTTAGGATATAACCGTTCATCTATGAACAAACACTTACCAACACGACTCGATCCAGCACTACGTTTAAATCTTACATATTTAATACCATCACAGTAAAATCCATTTTTGTATAATTCTTCTCTAATGTTCGCTACACTATTAATTGTCCGAATATTACTATTAGCCTTATATGTTTTACCATCAAATTGAAACGCTATACCATACACACTTTCAGGAATAGCATTTTCTACAGGAGAATCAACTTCAATTCCTGCCAACTCACCATCTGCAAAGGCTACACAATCATGGAATACCAAATCATCATAAGTATACTTATGTAAAATATAAAATACTTTATCGCCTTTTTGAATCTTATTGTATTGCTTATTACTATACTTGAATGTTACATTAATAACCCTATAAGTATAATCCTTTTTATTTTGATAAAACGAAAACTGTTCACTTGGACATATCTGAGCAAACACCTCTTGCATCTTAATAAGATCAAGACTGTAATCTAATGTGTTAATAAACCGTCCAAGATTTAAAACTCCTGCTTGGTTTCTGAGTCTATATCCGATTGGCTTTCCATTTTCATTGACTTTTTGATTAACACAATGATTTGATATGTAAATATCTTTTCCGTCTAATGATGGAATGCAAACGCCGCTTTCAAGCATTTAATCCCTCCGTTCAAAATGGGGTTTTAAGATTATTCGCAAACCTAATATGGTCTGGCGTATAGAACTCTGCTGTATCAGGAAGTTCATCACGAAATTCATCTGGAATCTTCCCCTGATACCATAAATTATTTGTTGTCAATGTTGAACCATCTTTGAATCTGATCCAGAATCTACGACCAGAAAATCCACGAAAGGCTCCGGGGGCATTTTCACCTCCATCACAATAACATTCTCCATGAATAATAATGTGCTTATCTTTTTCAGCAATGATTTCACGCCAAAAATTAATTGTAAAACACCTACTGCTACAAAGAATGTTGCCATGATATTGACTATTCTCAATTTCTTTACCGCAAATTTCGCATTTCAGCAATCTATCATCTCCTGTTGCGCGATTATTAACTATACTGTTATTTATCGTTTATAAAGCACAACAGTATGCTTTTTAAAAATATCCTGAATAAGCTGGTGAACAATATTCCAGTCAGCACCCCCATGACCACAACCAATCTGATACGGCATAGCAATAGCTTCAGATGTGGGTACAATCGTTGCCAAACTATTCATAGCCTTACTAAGCGCAGCAATATCGGTATACTGTTTCCCATACCCAAACCGTTCTTGTCCAAACAAGTTACAAATTACCTTGCCGTCATCCGCAGGAACAATCAACATCTTTCCAAGAAGATTTTTTGCACGATGATCTTCACAATACTCATGATAACGGCGGTATACATCTGGATACTTGTTTTTAATCTGTAAAGCAACCCCACGTCCCATTGCTCCATAACAATTCACTTGATGAGCAATATAAGTTTCCTTGGCCTCCAGCAAATCACCATTAATCAGTTTTACCATTTTCAATTTCCTCCATAACTTTATAAAATTCGCTGCCTTTGATTTCAGTAAATACATCAGATGGCATTTCAATTTGATTAGCACTAAAAGAACAATACAAAACACCATTATGATCAAACAAACGACTTGAACTTCGTCCCATATATTTATTGAGCCATGCAGGAGAAGGCTTATGAACATTTTTCAAACCAGCAGCACGTTTTACCCATTCCTTGTTAATGACAGAATTTTTCTTAAAGAACCGAAGTCCTTCATTTGTCTCTTTTGAACAAAGTTGTTTTGCAAACTTAATCTTATCATTTTCAGTCGGCACAATTCCAATTACTGTAGAATTTTGACAATACAAATCCGCTTCAATACCAAATTCTTTGAAGAACTCATCTACTAACTTTTTATTTGGTGCAAGGCAATTTTTCCAAGCCCAATAATCATCATATAGTGATGAACCCTCATTAACTGTATAAAATTTGTCCAATAAGATTCTCCTTTCAAATGTGTGTCCAAATCTGATTATTAACAATTCTTGAAATAAGCCCAACACTTACTCCAAAATAATCAGCTAATTGCTTGCGATTGCATTGCTGCCCTTTACCTTTAGGAATGTAATGTTCACGAATATATCTAACATCTTCCTCGGTTAATTTTGCCATTCCATTATTACTGCCACGATATTGACCATAATGTGAATCAGACGCAAACTTCCATGTGTGAATCGGATTAATCAGTTCCATATCCATTGCGTGTTCGTAGTTATATTCTCGTGAACACCATTCAAGATTTGATAACTGGTTGTTCCTCTTATTTCCATCCCTATGATTTACAATTTCAAGATGATCTGGATTGGGAATAAATGTTTCTGCTACACATCTATGTACTCTAATATTCTTATTCTTTCCACAAACTGAGGTGCAAATTTGTAAATATTCATTTGTTCCAGCATGAAGCACATATACTCGCTTAGTCTTGGCGTTCCGAATCCTACCCCATGTCGATACTTCAAAACGCCAAGAATAATCTATGCCATCATACCAAGCACCAGCCCATATTTCTTGTTCCATCACATCATCGCCTGAAGCTGCTGCACACTTTCAAAAATTGCATTAGCAGTTTTTATCATATCATCGCTACAGTTGTTTGCTCCCATAGAAATTCTGATAGTGCAGCTTGCATCTTGATCATCAAGATACAATGCCTTTAAAACATGAGATGGATCAAGAGAACCAGCAGTACAAGCAGACCCAGCAGACACACAAATGCCTTTTTCATTTAACAATAACAACATTGCTTCACTCTCGCACTTTGGCAAAGTTAAACTAATAATATTTGGTACACCGCCAGAACAATTCACAACATAATTGACACCAAGCCGATCTAACTCGCCCAAGAACAGCTTTCTCAAATGTTCATAATAGGCTCTATCTGCATCAATATTCTTTATCATTTTTTCCGCAGCCTCACCCATAGACACGATCCCCGGCACATTTTCAGTTCCAGCACGAAGATGATGCTCTTGGCCTCCACCTGTAATAACAGGCTCCAGATTAATTCCACGCCTCACATATAATGCGCCAATACCCTTCATTGCATGAATCTTATGACCAGACATTGCCATCAAATCAATATGACTTACATTTACATCCAAATGAATATGTCCCAATGCCTGAACTGCATCTGTCATAAAAAGTACACCATATTCCTGACAAAGATCGCCAATGTCATCAATAAGCTGAATAGAACCAACTTCATTATTAACTGCCATAATTGAAACGAGGCCAAGAGTATCCTTGAAAATTTTCATAACACGTTCCAATTCTTCAATATCTACTCGCCCATCCTCATCGACTGGCATATAAATAACTTTAAATCCATCCTTTTCAAGAACTTTACAAGTATTAAGAACCGCATGATGCTCAATCTGGCTTGTGATAATTGTTGTCTTACCACTTTCTTTCAGATAAGGTGCAATACCACGCAAAGCTAAATTATCACTTTCACTACCACCAGCAGTAAAAACAATTTCATCATCCATTGCGCCTATACATCTTGCGATTTGTTTTCTGGCCTTCGCAACCATCTGTGCTGCTTCAGTTCCCGCCTTATGCAAACTACTTGGATTTCCATAACAATCATGAATTGTCCAACAAGCAGCTTCAAAAGCAGTTTTTGAAATTTTAGTAGTTGCTGCATTATCAAGATAGATCATCTAATCCCTCCATCTCACTTTCTTCTTCAAATTCAGGCTCTAACATTTCAGATGGATCAATATTCCCATCACTATACTCGCCTACATATTCTGCATATGCTTTTTTATATTCTTGACGATTTAATTCAATACCAGATTCAATTTCATCATCTGTCAATGACTCGCCGCTACGACCAGAATCAAAAAAATCACACAGCACATCACTTTCACATTGATCATGCCAAATACAATCTACGCAAGAATAATTTTCGCTATTTTCCATTTCAAAAATCCACTCCTATTCATTATGCTATTCCTCCTTTTCTATTGAATATATAGTTATTAGTCAAATATCAAAGCAACAAAGTCACTTTCTTTAGACTCTTTCCCATTGTACTGTTCAGTAGAAGAAATATGCAATATTTTTTCTGCTCTCGTAATTGCAACATACATAAGCCGCTTTTCCTCATCAATGTTTTCGCTTTTCTCATGGGGCAACAATCCTTGATTAACTCCAGCAACAAATACAATCGGAAACTCAAGTCCCTTAGACTTATGAATCGTCATAAGCTGGACGGAATTAGGATCATGCTTTTTCTCCTTTGAAAATTTCATCATAAAGGAAATAAACCGCTTTGCATCATTGTAATTCGAGGCCATACGCTGAAGCGTATTTAAGTTATCAGTGCGGCTATCATCGTTGTCACACAAATCCTTTGAAACATAAGAATCCAGATTCAACGTTTCCCGCAAATCAGCAATCATATCTGCAACTGTTTTATACTTTGACTCACTAATTGACTTGATCGTTGCATGGATACTATTTACGCTATTTTTAACTTTCCAATTAGTTCTACTTACTCTAAACATAGCACAATAAAGAGACATTTTTTCTTTTCTGGCAGTACGCTTAACTTCTTGTAAAAACGATTGACCAAGATAACGATTAGGACGATTATAGATATATTCAAATGCTTCGTCATCATTTATATCACAGACCAACCGCAAATACGACAGAACAATTTTAATTTCACGGCGATCAATAAACGACATACCATCTACAATCGAATATGGAATTTCGCTTCGATACAGTGCCGTTTCAAAATTCTGTAACTGAGCATTTGTTCTGGTCAAAATTGCAATATCTTTATAATCATATCCTAATTCAATATATGTCTGAATCTTTTTCGCAATCCCGCTTGCTTCTGCATTTTCATCATCATACCTTGTATACTGTGGTTCTTCAAACTTTTTCTTATCAGCAATGCTTTCTACATAATGTCGATGCTTTGATTCTGGAATACATTCAGCAAAATGATTTGCCGCTGTTACAATATTCTGACTACTCCGATAGTTCTTGTTCAGGTGAATAATTCTTGCGTTAGGCCAGTCCTCATCAAAGTTCATTACAAACTTGTTATCGCTGCCCCGCCACATAAAAATATTCTGGAGTGGATCATCAACAACAAAAACATTCTTATACCTTGCACCAATCAATTTTATAATTTCATACTGAACTGCATTCGTGTCCTGCATCTCATCAGCCAAAATAAACTGATACTGCTCCTGACAATACCGAAGCCCCTTTTCGTTAGTGCTTAAAATTTCATAACACTTTACCAGCATATCATCAAAATCCAACTGATTATGCTCGGCTTTATATTTCTCATAATACTTATATACTTTCCCGAACTTTGTTGATGTGTCTGGCTTTTTCATCTGATTCTTTTGAATCGAAATATAACTTAAAATATCTGCAATTTCTTGTCCATCAGGCTCCTTTTCTCTAAAATAATGCTGTAAAATTTCCTCAATAATCTTAACTTTTTTCCAATCCGCATCAAGAATTTCAAAATCCTCTCGATTAAATTTTCTTACAATGCGAAATCCAAAGGAATGAAAAGTTTCGACATTGATAAATTTCACATACCCCGGAATCATTTTAGTAAGTCGCTCAACCATATTCTCTTTTGCTTTCTTGCTAAATGTAATTGCCAAAATCTTTCCGGGTTCAACATCATAATCCTCAATCAACTTTACAATCCGATTTACAAGCACTCTTGTCTTACCGCTGCCAGCCGATGCAATCACATTACAACAGCCCTCATAAAAATCAACAGCTTCTTGCTGAACTTTGCTAAGTTCCATTATCTTTTTCCTCCAAATTCATTTTTGCTCCACAATGCGGACAATACTTGGTTTCTCGTTCATTCCACATATCACAACAACTGGATACTACGCCGCTGCTTACTAATACGCCAGACCGATATTGTTTAGTCCATCGTCCATAATGAACAGGTACAGCTTCTATCTCTTGTTGCCTATTAATTACCGACAGTGCATTGGCCTGAAAACCAGTACCGCGCATCTCGTACATCATATCTTCATAAACAGCAGCACGATCAATCAGTTCCATCCCGTTTCCCTCCAGTTCCATATTCTACTTCATAACCATACCTCTCTTTCATGGTTTCTTGATAGTCTTTTTCTTGAGCGGACGGTAGCATTTTCATAACGTCATCTGCTCCATACAGCAATGTAATATCAGACAATCGTTTAAACTGTTCTATGTAGTTGCTACCCAAGGCCGCATTCTTTTCCAACCGCTTTTCAGCATTGGTATCCATGATTGCTTTCAACACCACACCAATTTCCTGCCGCCGCTGATCAACAGTCTTTTCATTAAAGCTACGCAGAATATTTTTGCATTGTTGTTCATCTACTCGCCACAATTCAAAAGCACGACAAACAAACAAAATTCCATGCTCTTTCATAAGACGAGTTAATTCGCTGGCATAGCGTAACGCTTTTTTCCCATACCATTTTTCACTATCTGACAAAATCTTTGCTTTGCGGCTGGCCTTCTCAACCAGTTTAGAATACAGTTTCATTTCATCATCAGTGGCTTTTCTAATTTGGGCTTGCTCCACAATGATATGTCCATTCTCAATTTCGGCGGTCTTAGGCATAATTCCAATCATATGTACTTCGTTGTAGATCACACAATTCATTGCTGCCAGATATTTGATACATCGCCTAATATAATCATCAATTCGATTATCAGCCTTATTGAAATACTCTGAAAGAATATTTGCATCAAAATCCGTGTCAATTACTACTGAATCCTGATTGTACTTCATCTTGGTATAGTTTGAATTTACCATGCTAACAACCTGTGCTAAATCCATTGATGTAATTACTGCCTTACGATCCTTATACCCCTCACCAAAAAGGACTTCATACAAAATCAGTGGCGCAAGATATTGGTAAATGCCCCTGTGTATTTTGGAATCATACAATGATTTTGGATACTTGTAGACCTCCAGCACTGTATACTTTTTGGTTGTTACATCATACTCATAATCACAGTACCTTGCCAACGTGTCCAAGAACATACTTTGATATTTGCCGCTGGCAAACTTTTCTTTTCGGTGATAGGATCGCCGCTGTGCCTCAGAGCAGACTTTATCTACAAGTACACTTTCATTGTAAGTCCCACGCTTTAGTCGAACTTCACGTTTCTCGATTTTTTACACTCCTTTCAAAATTGCCGAAGTTGCTATCCACCCGAAAATTCTTGAAACCGTTGCGGCACAATAGATTCAGCGATTTTTGCTATGCACTTTTTAGCCATAATTAAATATATATAATATTATGGCCTTTTGGTGCATACAGGAATCCCGCAGAAGCAAGCCAAATTGGGACTGTTTCAGGACTTTTTCTGGAGGGCAACTATCAAACACAGTTGTATTATTTCATGAACTTGCCGCAGGCAAGTGAATGACAGCGAAGGCAACGCCGTAGGTGTTGGCAAGCTGAAATCTTACCTCCCGCCGATTAAAGCCCATGTCTTTCAATAAAAGCATCCATTTCAGACTGATCCCGCTTTATATAATGATAGGTAGTTCTAATATTACTATGCTGTAAGAACTGCGATACCATTACTTCATCCTGTGTATCTGTACTTGTAGAGATCATGTGATAAGGATTAGTTTTACGCAGCGAGTGTGTCCCCATGTGCATATCAATGTCCAGTGCTTTAGCTGCTCTCTGGAGCATACGCCGCATTCCATCCACTGACATAGGCTCTGTCGGTTTCTTCCCATTCGGGAATAGCCAATCAGACATTTTGTACTGACCAAGAGTATTGAAATATAAAGTCAGTGCATCTCTGGCCTTAGTATTCAACAACACAATAGACTTCTTCCCGGTCTTTTGCTCATGGTCAAATGTCACGTGTGTTTTAAATGACCCATCTGGATTCAGAATGTCATATACATGGAGTGCTAATATATCCCCCGCCCGTCTGCACATATTCAAAGAGAACACAAAATAGGCGTAGTCCCGGATGTTATTGTTCATCCAGCCTTTACGATTCAGAAAGTAATTCTTCAGTCGTTCAATATCATCCAGCGAACGAATAGGATCAGTAGGATTGTGATTGCAATGATCACGTTCTACATAGTCCTGATCCATGATAGGAGCAGCTACCTTTTGTGTGGCTGTTGTTTTTTCTTGCATTAGCCGTCCAAGCATCTGTTCCAGTTCAGGAGAAAAGGTGATAGTCATTTCACCAGCATTGATAGCTTTTTTGCTGTTCATCGTAAAGCCCTCCATTTTGATTGATTACACCGTTATTTGCTGCGATCAAAAAACATCCCCGAAATAGGTGCTTTTCTATTATCTATTATACATGATTGCATATATAAAGTCAAGAACTTTTTTGAATATTCCGTTATTAATTTTTAGCGTATCTTTGTGATCATCGAGTTAGCCGGGATACATATTTCCCATTTTGGGAGATTTCATCGGCCCAGCTTTAGATTAAAAAATGAAATTATGCTGGCCTATTTAAATTTGCGGTTGGATACTTTGACCCCATTTTAGGAATCTTCTCCGATGACAATTCCGATGACAAAATGCGGTTTGGATGTTGAGTAGGTGTACTTTACCTTTTTGGCAAAATGAAAAAAGTTTCAAAATGTAAACTAACCCCCACGCATAGCGGGAGGGATCAGGCGGGAGGGCGTGGGCGGTTTGTCCCCATTCTGGCGGGTTTGTTCGGCATACACCAAAAACCGAACAAACAGCCAGCAGCCAGCCAGACGGCGCAACAGGGCGGACGGGATCAGCCCGGAGGCCAGCGCAGACGATCCCGGCACATTCCCGGCATTTCTGGCGGGTTTATATGGTGCTTCGCCGTCAATCGTTTTTAAGGCCGTTTCTCGCCGTTTTGACGTTCTCCCCATATCCCAATACCAGCCAGCCCACAAAAGCCCTTGAAGCGGCCTTAAAACGCCGTATAGAGGCCAGCGCACACAATACAGCGATCCGCCCACACTGGTACAAATTGCCCATATAACGATTTAGTCAATAATGCACAAAAATATCTTTTGTTTTTTGTGCAATTTTGAAACAAATTTATTATTGACTTTTCCGTTATTATGCGTTATCATTTAATCACCGCAAGGGACAACGGCACAGCGGCAGCGGGGTTGATACCGCTTAGAGTTTATCAATCAGTAAACCTTGAGCCATACTAAAGGTGAAGGGCTGCTTGACACAAGCGAAGCAATTATTCCAGCGTTACCGGGCTATTGGAGCATAGCAGATCAAAAAGGCAGTTTGTGGTAAATCTGCGATAATTAAAAGGCCACAAAAACCGATTGAACAACGGTATTTTGACACATACACCACAATAAATATATTGCGGAGTCCATACCGTGACTATAAATCACTGGTTTTCTGGCGGGTTTTCCAGTACAAAAAGCCCGATCCCATATCCCCAAAATAACGACATACTCAATAATATGGAGGTTTTGAAAATGACAGTTAAAACAGAGTTTCAAGCGTGGGAGGCTGTTGCCGCATTATTCCCCACGGAGTACAAAAAAGATGAAGAGGCCAGCAAAAGAGCGGGTTATACCATTTATAGAAGCACTGTCAACTACTACGATTATTTTTGTATGTTGGGCGATAGGATCGAAGTCAATTTCTCCAATGGTAAAACCGTTAATGTATGGATCAAACCCGATCCGAAGCCCGAAGTTAGAGCGTACAAAACCGAAGCAGAATTGCGGGAAATGGCCGAAGCTATCAGTGAAGAAATTGTGATCCGCACGATTGAAAACGGCAATAGCAGAGACACACGGCGCAAGGCAAGCAAGCCCGAAAAGGCCATAATTTACAAAATCGCCTATGGTGCATTGTTGGCATTAAACCACGGCGAAAAAGCCAGATCGTCACAACTGGCGGAGCAATCTATAGTTGACGGCGCAGAGTTTACGATTGATTTATTTATCCCTGATTGTAACGGCTATGATACCATGTATAGGCCGCTGAAAAAAGCTATTGCAGAATGGACGAAGGAGGCCACAAAATGAAAAACGCAAATATTGACGTTCACGGCGTTTATAACCTATTTAACACTGGCGGGATCGAAGTACACATTGAAGAAGGCTATGATCCCTTTATCCTCTGGCGGTTTTCTATCGTTGACACGGAGCCGCAAAAATGGCACAAGGCAAAAATCAGCTACACCCAAAAAGGCGCATTTTTTCGGGCTGCTGGTATGCGGATTTATCTATCTGAAGTTATGCGAGTATAACGGTTTAATCAATAGCTGACCTAACGGCTACACGGGGAGAAAGTGAAGGTATGTCATGAAATACAAGACAACAAAAAAGGCGATCCGGGAAATGGGCGATCCGGTTTATTGCGTGGGATATGCTAACCTTCAGAATTTGTTCCGGTTTGTTGATCCCTTTGCCTATAGTACACGGGCCGAAGGTTGGGCTTGCGATTATTACAGCGTGGGAAACGTGATTATTTCAACAGGCTATTCCCCCATTGGGCGCAAGACTGATTATAAACTTTGTCGTGAATATGACAAAAAAGCGGCGGAAATTTTGCGGGACTACACTCTCAAATGGGAACAGCAGCGGGATCAGTTGGAAAACCTGATTGAAGAATTTGTTGAAAAGTTGACGGCATAAAGGGGAGGAAAAACAAAATGAAAACGATCAGAAACAAGACTGTAAACCAGACAATCCGCAAGTATCTTCTTGACAATATGGATTTTAGCGGATATGTGGGATATTTTGACGGCATGGACACGGAGCCGAAAACCAACACGGAAAAAACGCTTGCAATCTGGAAAATTTTCCAGAGTGAAAAAGGTTGGGAAGTGGATCGTATCGGAAAACAAGCCGCTTTTATAAACTGGCTGCAAGGGCTGGCCTCTGCTATGACGGTAGACTTCACCTATTACGATCAAATGCGCTTAATGTCTGCATGGTTTGACGTTGACGAAGATACAGCGTTAGAAATGGCGGAGCGTGGGGATTTTTGGAAACGTTGCACAACGGTATATTTTGAAATGCTGGCAGACGCACAAAAGGCAGCGGCATAAAAGGGAGGTTTATAAAATGACTATTCATAAGGCAAAAGCCAGCGCATACAACGAAGTAACAACAGCGGCAGTATATGATTATATGCGACAGTATTTAGCGGAAATTTCCCGTATGATAGAGCCAGAAGAGGACGGAGGAACAGGCAACGCATACAAGGCAAAACTTCAGCAGATGGAAAAAGTAAATCGTACAACATTAAAGACTTGTGCGGCAGAATTGGAAACGATTGTTAAACGGCTGAAATATGCTATTGATGGACAATATTAAAAGCTGGAAAAATGAAGCGGTTTTCTGAAGGGTTTTCCCCGCAACAAATAAAGCCCTATCCCATACACCTATAAACCACAACGGGGAAATTATGGAGGTTTTAATAATGAAATATTATCGGGTCAAGCCAGAATTTGACGGGAAAACTCTGTATAAAAAGCAAAGGCAGCGGGGATATAGCAGCACTTATAAAGTCCCTAACGGCTACAATTTAATTGCTAATGAATTGTTGACGGAGAAAGAAGTGGAAAAATTGAACGTGCCGCAAGTGTGCATTGATCCCGTGGACGTGAAAAAGAGTGAAGTATACTTCTGTTTTGGCGCACGTTTTCGGGCGCAAACAAGGAGGGTTTGAAAATGGACTATACCAAAAAGAACATAAAGCAAGCACTTTCTAAATTAAAAAGTGCTGAAGAAAAAGAGAAGTTTTTGAAAAACCATAATATTAAATTTACACATGATAGTTTTAATAAACTGGTTATCTGGTGTAAAGATGGAATTTTAGAAATGATCCCCATTTATAGGAGGTTGGGAAAATGAATAATAGCAAGTTAAATGAATTGTTTGATATATGCTTTAATTGCGAAAATGAAGAAAGTACATGGTGCGATGATTGTCCTATAAAGAAAAAAATAGATTTGCTACAATATAATGAAAGGGGCAAAAATCATGATTTATGAAAATATTATTTCTGATATTGATAGTTGCATTTATGAACCGTGGAGAATGTGCGGCGAATATGAGGACGGATTTACTGTTACCGTGGGCGGGAATGATGAAGAAGATTGTATGCAACGGCTGATTGACCTACAGGAAAAACACGGTGATTTAACATGGTATTCTGGTTATGTAGATCAGGACTATGCAGCGGGAGAATATATCGGTAGAGAAAATTTTTATTGATTAATTGGAGGGCTGGAAAAATGGTAAAGTTTGAAATTAGACAAATTGACGCATTGAATTTTGAAGGCGAAGGCTGGCATTGGAATACCTCTTATAAAATGGGCGAGTTTAAGACAAGCGCAACAGATCAAAAAAGAGCGTTCTTGTATGCCCTTCACAAAATGGGGATCGTGTGCAAGCGTGGAAGAATGGCGGTTGTTAGTGACGGTGATATGTACGAATTACAAGATAGACGCACAGGGGAGCCGTTGTTTGCAGCTATTCCATGTTGATAGTGGAAAAATAAGGAGGATTTAATATGGATCGTCAAGAAGTATTTAATAATATTCTTTCTAATCTGGAGTATGACAATATTAACTATGACGTTGTTTCAGAATGCGGGAAAACAGTTGTTTATATTCATTGTTCTAATGGGACTATGAAATTGACAGTTGATTGTTAGGAGGAAAACCATGATTGATAATAGCAAGATCAGAGCGGCGGAAAAATGCCTGATTGATAATGGCATAGAGCCAGACGAAGCAAGCACTGTATTACAGGCAATCGGATATATTCTTCTTGATACAGAATTGTATCCTGATACATTGGAGGAAGAATAATGTTTGTTTATAGTGTGATTGGTTTTCCTATTGGTGGAGGTTGGGCGACATTCCATAGAGAATATAAACGGCGCAAGAATGCGGAAAAACAACAAAAGAAATTAGCGGTTAGCGGAAATTTCAAAAGCGTTATGTTAAGACAAGAGGAAGTCTTAATTGACAATGGGAAAGATTATATATCTATTGACAGTCCTCTTTATTCATTTGAACGTGACGCAAGCGGAAAAATCACAAGAAAAGATTATGGACGGAGGGTAACACAATGAAAATCTATGCAAGACAGATTATGCCTGAATTTCAGGATAGCAGGATTTTTGATGATGATGGAAACGGCGTTGAGTATATCAATGTATGGGGAAATAAGGACTACCAGAGCCGTACAAGCAGCGTGTTTGATAGGGTAAAAGAGTGTCTTGATGCTGGAGAACTGGCAGAGGATATTGAAGCGGTTATGGAGAAAAATCCTTCGGCAATCTATGGCAATATCACGGAGGCCATTAATAATCAGTTGTGGCGTGACGATGGAAAACCCTATAGCACACGGCAGATCGGAAAACTGAAGCAGCTTGTTCTTCGGTATAGTGAATGCAGGAGCAGCGAAGAGGATCAGATTTTGGTTGACGTTCTTTCTATTGTAACAGGGGAAGAATGGGACTATAGGAATATTCACGGCTGCTGTCAAAGTGAATGGAATACCGTTTATTATCCCGTCAAATATTGGACAAAGGAAAGTCTGGACGCTTTTGAAACAATGTATTTCAACACTGGATCAGAGTGGATCGTGCATGAGGGCGACACGGAGCCGACAAGCCCTGAAGAAATTGACGGTTGTGCTTACTATTGCGTGTCGTGGAATGATGAAGGAATTAAAAAGGAGTTGGCAGAAGCAGCGGGAGGAAATGTGGAGGACGTTGTACTTTATAAATATTCTGGATCGGTTAGCATTCCTACTTATAAAGTAGCTTGACCATAGCGGAAAAATAAAGCCATACCGCAGAAGGGAAAATAAAATGGAAAAAGGGTTTAACAGATCGGGATTTATGGCTTATATGGAGCAGGAATTTCATATGGAAAACTGTATGTTGCGTGGGATTGTGGAAAACCTGATTGAGTATGGGCATAAGCATGAACAAGTTAGCAAGGATCAGTTTGTGCAATGGCTGGCTGATATGATCCCGGAAATTTCCTTCGGAGAAATTGCCGCTTTTATGGAGGATGATTGTTTGACAGAGCATGGAAAAGCGGAAAAACAACAGGCATTGCAAATGATGGAATGCCCTGCATATTAAGGAGGCGGGAAAGTGGAATACATAGATAAAGAATGGGAAGAACTGGAGCGTAAAGCGGAAAAAATAGAAAAGATCGTGCGTACTATTTCAGGTTGGGCAACAGCAATATTCTTTATCCTGATTTTGGGTAAGGCGGGAGCGTCCGATTGTGGCGCACCGTGGGAAGAAATTTTCCCGTCAACCTTTATCTATTGTGGATTGATGATCGTATCATTCCATATATGGGAGGCTGCTGGAGGCAACCGAATAAACAAATAACTATATAATCAATAAGGAGGCGGAAAAGTGATATATACAATTTGTGGCGTTCCTTGTATTGAAGTCTGTATAGAAAGTGACCACAAACAATCATTCTTCTATGCTGGCAGATACTTTGTAAAATTATCAGACTACTACACAGAGGATTGATGAAAATGAATTGTCCACAATGCGGAAAACCCATCTTAAACAGGCATTATGGCGGGTTATGTCAAGGTTGTTACAAGTATTTCAAGAGCGGTGGAACGATACACAGTATTCCAGTAGCGGGAACAATCGCCTATGACGATCAGGGAAAAATCATATGTCACATTTGCGGAAAATCGTTTGTGCGGTTGGGAAGTCATATCAAAGAAAGTCACGGCTTGACTATAGCAGAGTACAAAGAGCAGTTTGGTTTGTGTCACGGCACACGGACAACGGAAAAATCCTATTCCAACATAATGAGCCGACACGCAAAGAACAACGGCATGGATCAGCAGCTTTTAGAAGCAGGAAAAGCAACACGTATTAAAAAGGGCGATACGCATATGCGAAAAGGGAAAGAAGTTAGATTGCAGGAGCGGATCGACAAGCGCAAGCGGAGATTTAAGAAATAATCCATAGCGGAAAAATAAAGCCATACCGCAGAAGGGAAAATAAAATGGAAAAAGGGTTTAACAGATCGGGATTTATGGCTTATATGGAGCAGGAATTTCATATGGAAAACTGTATGTTGCGTGGGATTGTGGAAAACCTGATTGAGTATGGGCATAAGCATGAACAAGTTAGCAAGGATCAGTTTGTGCAATGGCTGGCTGATATGATCCCGGAAATTTCCTTCGGAGAAATTGCCGCTTTTATGGAGGATGATTGTTTGACAGAGCATGGAAAAGCGGAAAAACAACAGGCATTGCAAATGATGGAATGCCCTGCATATTAAGGAGGCGGGAAAGTGGAATACATAGATAAAGAATGGGAAGAACTGGAGCGTAAAGCGGAAAAAATAGAAAAGATCGTGCGTACTATTTCAGGTTGGGCAACAGCAATATTCTTTATCCTGATTTTGGGTAAGGCGGGAGCGTCCGATTGTGGCGCACCGTGGGAAGAAATTTTCCCGTCAACCTTTATCTATTGTGGATTGATGATCGTATCATTCCATATATGGGAGGCTGCTGGAGGCAACCGAATAAACAAATAACTATATAATCAATAAGGAGGCGGAAAAGTGATATATACAATTTGTGGCGTTCCTTGTATTGAAGTCTGTATAGAAAGTGACCACAAACAATCATTCTTCTATGCTGGCAGATACTTTGTAAAATTATCAGACTACTACACAGAGGATTGATGAAAATGAATTGTCCACAATGCGGAAAACCCATCTTAAACAGGCATTATGGCGGGTTATGTCAAGGTTGTTACAAGTATTTCAAGAGCGGTGGAACGATACACAGTATTCCAGTAGCGGGAACAATCGCCTATGACGATCAGGGAAAAATCATATGTCACATTTGCGGAAAATCGTTTGTGCGGTTGGGAAGTCATATCAAAGAAAGTCACGGCTTGACTATAGCAGAGTACAAAGAGCAGTTTGGTTTGTGTCACGGCACACGGACAACGGAAAAATCCTATTCCAACATAATGAGCCGACACGCAAAGAACAACGGCATGGATCAGCAGCTTTTAGAAGCAGGAAAAGCAACACGTATTAAAAAGGGCGATACGCATATGCGAAAAGGGAAAGAAGTTAGATTGCAGGAGCGGATCGACAAGCGCAAGCGGAGATTTAAGAAATAATCCATAGCGGAAAAACTATCAAAAACTATATTTATTAAAAGGAGAATTATCATGAATAGACTTAATGTACAGTGGACGGCAAAGACTCTGGTAAATCAGATGAAGCGTGGAAACGTCAATTTTGACAATGCGGTGCAGCGTGGCCTTGTGTGGGACGTGGAAAAGAAGTCTCTTCTCATTCACAGTATGGTTTATGGTTATGCGATCCCCGCTATGTATTTCACACGTGATGAAAACAAGGTGTATGACAGTCTGGACGGAAAACAGCGGAGCAATGCAATCTGTGAGTTTATGAATGATGAATTTGCCCTTGTTACCGATACGCCTCCCGTGTATGACGATGACGGAAACATGGAAGATATTAGCGACATGACATTTAGCCAGTTGCCTGAATGGGTACAGGATCGGATCAATGAGTATTCTCTTACGATTTACTATTATGAGGATATGACAGAGCAGGAGATCAGGGAGTTCTTCAGGCGGTTGAACAATGGCAAGCCCTTGACGGCGGTTGAGTTGACCAGAGTAAATACGCCTTGTCTGATGGTGTTTCAGCAGCTTGCAGAGCATGACGCTATCCAGAATGTTGTCACGGCGGCTGGCAAGCGGCGGTTTACCGATGAAAACATTGCTATGCAGCTTTATCATATGGCAACCGTGGAAAACCCGGACTTCTCCACAAAGTCTTTCCGTGAATGGGCAAAGTCTGTCGAGACTGACAATGAGATTATCGGAAAAATCCAGTCTGGCCTTGATGCCTACTGCGAGTTCTTTACAGGGCTTGATCCCGCCGCTGATAAGAAAATCCTTCGGACGATTAAGACACGGACGCACTTTGTTAGCTGTGCTTACTATTGCTATCTGGCAGTACAGGAAGAGACTACACAGGACGAGATCAACCAGACGTTGCGGACGTTCTTTAGCGGCAATCCTTCCACCTCTGAAGATTATAACAAGACTGTCGGTAGCGGCAGCGCAAAGCCCGGAGCGGTTCAGACACGGCAGCGGATCATGCAGGAGTTGGCTGGTGTAGAGGTACAGAAAGATACTGATGTAACGGAAGAAAAGATTGAGGACGCACAAGATCAGCAGGATCAGGAGCCGTTGCAGGAGTCCGAAGTGGAAAATCATGGTGAAGCTGGTGAGCAGCTTACCATTGAGGACGGAGAAAAGCAGGAATAAGTCATAGCGGAAAAGCTGTCCTATCTGGCTATACGGGGAGAAAGGAAAAGTCAAAATGAAAATTAGGACATGGATTAAATATGAAGAAAGTTATATCCCGAAGGGGTGTAGGAAATTTCGTTATCGGGAATGTGAGGATCATGTAAATATTACATTAGCGGAAACGTCAAAGGACAATCTGCGACTGGCTTTTGAAGATAATTCCTTTCAAGGGCAAGGCAAAATTTATCTGTATAACGGAAAACTGTGGAGACTTGCAACTATCAATGATATTTGTGCTGGCGGTGAAGATGAATATGGTTATCATACTCCGCTGGAGGCCCTTGTATATTGGCGTGAGCATAGCAGTTCATATTTTAGGTTTGGTTTTGATCGTGAACGTGGGAAGAAAACCGGCAGAGCAGCGGTGATTGGAAAAGCTATAGCTGATATGAGAGAGTATCTTTTGGTTGACGGAAACTTGTATATAAAAACCAGTGTTCCTTTTTACTGCATTACAACATTCGGTTTAGGCATGAATCATGGTGGAACTGGTTTGTTTGTTCATTACAATCGTAAATGGAGAAAGAAAGAATTTGACGCATTACACGGAAAAGAAGCTGTACAAAAAGCAACAGAGATTGCACTTCAGCGTGGAGATACAGAAAGTGTACCGCATTTTCATGAAATGATTGTGGTGCATATGCCTGAATTAGTGAGATAGGAGAACGTCATGGAGCGGAAAAAGCGGTATCAGGTAAGACACAGTAAGAATGAACGGATCGGTACATTGACCAGACTTTTGAATAGTGAAGGCAATGAGATTAGAACTGGCGATTATATCAAATTAAGGGGAACAAATTATGATGGTATTGTTCTTTGGCATAGAGAAGTGAAGTGCTTTGGAATTTTCTTTGGCTTGTGGTACTTAGACAGAAATCCTTATAATGCAGATTGTTATGAGAAATTTATTGCAATCAACAGCGATCAGGGTATGAGAATGGATTTGATACCGATAGATCAAAGTGAAGCCGTATATGATAACATTAATATTGAAAGGTGGAAAAATTAATGAAAAATATTGCTATGTTACCAGTACGTTGTATTTCAATTCGTGAATCAAATCCAACGCAAATTACAGTTGGACATGGATATGTGGTTGATCGTTTATCAATTTGGATGGATGCAGATGGAGATGCTTATGGTGTTGTCTATGATTGTAAAGGAAATCGTCTTGGAAATATGCTATTGAAACATTTTAACTGCTTATGAGGTGATTCAAATGGAAAAGACAATCTTTGGTGATAGACCTAATAACCCAGCAGCTTATTGTAAACTTCATTGTGGATCATTGACGGTAAAGGAAATGAAGCGTAAGGGCTGTCTTGGAAAACAATGCAGACATTTACAAAAGAATGAGCAGCATGAATATTGGCGGCAAAGAGAATTGGCAAAGGCCAGAAAGAAAAGTGTTAGTGGTTTAGAAATAAGTGATTACTTGTCTTGAAAAATTGATTTAGACAACGTATAATAGCAAAATAAACACAAAAGCAAAATGATATATGGGGGGGCAAAAATGAAACGGTGTTTTTATCTTACTTGCGAAGGGATGAAACAGGGGTATCTTGTTTCAAAAGATAATAATTTTAGCGTAGTTGTTGATCTGGATGGTAATGAACTCATATTAAAAAATTGGAAGGTTATGGAGGTGCAATTTTAATAATGTATGAAGTATGTGGATACTATGTTAGTAGTGTATTGAGGAAAACCTTTAATACAATTTCAAGTGCGCTGAACTATGCGTCAGAATTATGCAATGATGGAAAATCTATTAGCGTGGAAATAAAAGACACGCAGAAAAATGAGATGTTATATGAATTTATTCCAGATCGAAAATAATAATAAATTTTTATATGTTATATAGGAGGTTTGCGATGACTTATAGTGATTTATTAAAAGAAACCGCTATTAAAAAGCGTAAAGCTATTGCAGAAATTAATACAGCATTAAAGGGGCCGTGTGGTTTTTTGATTGAGGAAGAGATTAAGAAAGACCCCGGAAAAGTTGCTTGGAGTTATCTTGCTAAAGAGTTTTGTGAAAAACTTGCAGAACACGTAGATGAATTTATTGAGCAAGCAGGTGGAGTAGATACAATGGAGGCACGTGAAATCGGAGAGATTTATATGGCCTATGAAGATGGAGATTCGGATATTTATAATTATTTACCAATAGAAGCACAGTTATTTGAAAAAGAATAAGATAACAGGCTATATGCCAGAAAGGAAAAGTAACATGAATAATGAAATCTTTTATGTATTGGTTGACGATCATATTGTTACTCGGCAGGAAGTGGAAATGGCGTTTTATGTGACGCATGGGTATCATAATACGCATAAGCATGAGCAGGAATTTTTGAGGTGGTTGTATTCCTTGCTTGGGAAAACTATTAAACAGGCGATCTTGGAATATGATATGCAAGTGGAAAAACTGGCACAGTGCCGTCCGATTCTTGCTATGAAGCTGTATCGTGAACGTTATGGTGGTACTTTGGCTGATGCGAGAGATTATGTGGAAAATCTTCAGAATAAGTCTTGACAATAACGGTATAATCAATTATAATTAATGAGCGATGTAAAAATGAAAAATAATGTTTTGATTATTAACTATTCGGCAATCATCACTTACCGCAACGGCGAAAATCGTGGATATACAATTCAGGCAGGGAGCCAGAAAGAAGCATTTGAAAAACTGATGAATCATGTAAATTTCAATTTGGTGCGGAAAGTTGAAATTGCTGAGATCATCGTGGATGAGGATATGATTAAATAAGGGAGGATTCAATAATGAACGGAATTGTTATAACCGAAAAGAATTTTAATAGCGTGGCAGCAAGAATGGTTAAATTCTTTAATGGTGCAGATATTATTCAATGGCATTCTTTTGATTGCGGTATGAAGCGGCATATTCCTACTGATTTTATTTCTAATTCTGAAATCGAAAGAGGAAAACATATCAGATGTGTATATCGTTATCCGTGTGTCTCTGCTAAAGTTGGTGAGTCTGCTGGAAGGAAATACATTGCGATTCGTCTTAATAATGATTGCGGTTGGTGTTATGAAATCGGTGATGTAGTTAAATTTTGTGGAAATCGAATTCAAACACGTACTAAATTTATCGGTAGCGGCTTTGAATGGTGTTATGACACATATCAGCTTTGGGATGAAAACGGAGGCTTTAAGGATATTCAGCCCGAATATGAATGGCCTATTGATGATTGGGACTATTGATCGGAGGTAGTGAAAAACTGTGGACAATATTGTAGAAGTTAGATTCTTCCAGTGTACGTGCAGCAGATGTAAGCAAGTTGTTAAGAATAAACGTGGCTGGGCTGATTTGCAGGATAACGGATGGAAATGGATTGGAAAAATGCTATTATGTCCAGAGTGTTATGCTCCATATGAAAATCTTAATCCCCAAATAGGCGATACCGTTCGTTGTTTGGTAAAAAGAGATTCATATAGACAGGTACAATACATGGAAACATATCAAGTTTGTGAGCGTATTGAGAATGAACCCGGAGCAGTTTATGTAGACCTTCGGGATGGATGGCAAGCAAGATTGGATCGTGGCGAATATGAAATTGTTAAATAAGGAGTATTATTATGGACGATTTGACACTTGGAATTATTGATGCTGTTAAGCGTGGCAAGAAGTCTGGTAAAGAATCTATTATTGATTTTCTTTCAGAATACACAGGAACGCCGAAAGAGCATTATTCTGATAGCAAACTTATACAGATCATTCGCAATGCGTTTATAGATTATTTAAAAACAGCGGATAATCCAGCGTTTGATGTATGGCAATACTTTGATGCAAAGCGGCAGCAGGAAAACTTCAAAGATGTTTTTCCAGCGCAGCATAAAAAGTATGTGGAACGTGATAATTGTATGGACATTGATACAGAGGCAATTCTTTCTGCATTCCGCTTGGCCTGTGTTCAGAAAGACGGCAAATATGTGAATGGATTTAGAGATTGGAAGGAGCAGAAGTAATGAAAAGGTTAGGTAAGTTTACTGGAAAAATATATGATGATGACTATGATTTTTCTAAATGTCTGGAATGCTGTGTTTGTATTTCTCCAGAACAGGCTAATGATGAAAAATATATCGCAGAGCGTCATGCGAAAGATTTGCTTGATTGTTTAAAGTGTATGGGTTGTCCAGCAGCTACAATGTATTGATATGAAAGGAGCAAGTAAAATGAATTATGTATATAAGATCGCTTATTTAGCTAAAGATGGAGGCACGTTCCACGGATTGCCTTATCTTCATGATGAAGCATTTTCAGATATTGATAATGCAAGAAAAACGCAAAAGGAATTAAAAGAAGCTGGTTTCAAAGGTGTAGAAATTTTTAAAGTTCCAGATGTTCCAGATGAAATCACATGGGGTTATGTTGAGGCCAATAAAGTTGAATAAGCGGAGGTAATATAATGGACATTATTGAAGTTTTGATTCGCCCGGAGTATCGGTTCATTCAAACAAACCCTCATCTTGGGGGGTCGATGCTGTTTGCAACATTTGGCGGTAGTCATTCATACGGTACAAACGTAGAAGGATCAGACATAGACATTCGTGGATGTGCTTTTAATTCCAAGACTGATTTGCTTGGTAGAACAAATTTTGAACAAGTGATTGATAATGCTACAGATACTACAATCTATTCGTTCAATAAGCTGATTGGTCTACTGGAAAACTGCAATCCAAACACAATCGAAATGCTTGGCTGTAGGCCAGAGTCTTATATGTTCTATCATCCTATTGGAAAAATGATGGTAGATCAGCGAAAGATGTTTCTGTCGCAAAAGGCAGTTGGTTCTTTTGGCGGTTATGCTACACAGCAGTTGCGGCGGCTGCAAGCTGCTCTGGCACGTGATCGGTATGACCAGAGTGAAAAGGAAAAGCAAATTCTGTCTTCGTGCAAATCTTCTATGACTACGTTTAATGACCGCTATAAAGAGTTTGAGGAAGGTGCAATCAATCTTTACATAGGCGATTCTGAACGTGATGATTTGGACACGGAAATCTTTGTGGATGTTTCGCTTCAGCATTATCCGTTGCGTGACTATAAGAACATCTGGAGCGATTTGAATACAGTTGTAAAAGAGTATGGAAAGATTACACAGCGGAACAAGAAAAAAGATGATGCGCACCTGAACAAACACGCTATGCACCTGATCCGTTTGTATCTTATGTGTATCGACATTCTTGAAACTGGTGACATTGTAACCTATCGGAAAAATGATCTACCTTTGCTGATGGCTATTCGGAATGGTGAGTATCAGAAAGAAGATGGAACATTCCGACAGGAGTTTTATGATATGTTGGACGTATATGAGCAGCGGATGCAGTATGCAAAGAAGAACACCGATCTGCCTCCGAAGCCTGACTATAAGAAGATCGAAGAATTTGTGATAATGGCAAATTTGGAGGCCATTCAGATTACAGGAGGATAATTATATGCGATGGCTTGGCAACTTTGTTGGTGAAGAACAAGTCGTAAGAAAATTTGCGTTTTTGCCGATAGCTGGAGTTTGTCGCTATTCATCAAACTTGGCTTGGTGGATCGTGGCATAATGATTGGTTTGAGGACTAAGGAGAAATATATGTTTTTGAATGTGGTAATTGGAACACCTTTAGTTGCTCCAGAGGAATTATTGGCGTTCAATCTTGATGATTGGAACAATAACGAAAAGCAGCATACTTTATTTACAGAAACAAGATATTTGCCAGCGGTACTTAAAGAAGCTGGTATAGTTTCTTCAACTAATGAAGTGCGGAAAAACAAACCAAAGTTAAATATTACGCTGGATAGGCCAGATTGTATGATGATTAAGTGGGGAAAGAAGTTTTTGTTTATTGTAGTAGGAGAATAAAATGAAAAATAAGGTTCGTGTAAGATATTTTAATCAAAGAGGTTCACGTTTTAATCACAGTAGTTTTAAAGAAGTTTTTCGTTATCAAATTTATAGAAATCTTACTGTTTCAAAATCAATAAATGGCGTATGTTGGTGGTTTCATTCAGAAAATAAATGGTTTAATTGGAATGATGCTATTAAATTAGGATTGTTAGATAAAAATGGTCGAAGTTGTTCAACTCATAGTAAAGAAATACGTAGTGTTAAAGCGGCTATTCGTCATGCAAAAAAACATATTGAACTTCCTGTAGGGACTGTTCTTTCACTTTGTTCTAATTTTGCTGGCATAGGAGTTGAAATAAAGATTATTGGAAAAATAGATTGAATACTGGAGGAAACATGGATATTAAATTTGAATTGTCTTTTACAGAAGCTATGCAAGCTGTATTGGATGGAAAATTTGTTCAAGGCGAACATTTTGTTTGGAACGCTTATCTTGCTGCAAAAGATGGAATTGTGATGATTAATTCTTTCCATAGTGATGAAGCGATTAAATATCATGTGGATGGAAAATTTTTTATTACAAATGGCGTACTCTCGCAAAAATATAGAGAAGTTTCGGTGTTAAATGAAAGTGGACTATTCCATATGTAATTAGGAGGTATAAGATGATTTTAATTGACATGGAGATGCCTACTGGTTGTGATGAGTGTCCTTGTTGTCAGCCAGACGCACATTTTAATAGATATACTTGTGGTGTTGATGACGATGATGATGTGATGGATGATGAGACTGGTGAGATTTTTCAAGTTCGTCCGCCTTGGTGTCCATTAAAAGAAATGTAGGTTCTTATGGGAAAAATAATTAATATTCCAGATGCTCCAAAGCAGCTTATGAAGATTCTGTTGGATGCAGGATATGAAGCCTATGTAGTGGGTGGCTGCGTTCGTGATTTTCTGTTGGGACGTGTGCCGCATGATTGGGATATTTGTACGAATGCACTTCCAGAACAAATGAAGGAGTGTTTTGCTGATTATCATGTAATTAAAACTGGCCTCCAGCATGGCACTCTTACAGTTATGGTGGATCATGTTGGGTATGAAATTACAACATATCGCACTGATGGAGAGTACACAGATCATCGGCATCCAGATTCAGTGCAGTTTGTCGGCACACTTCAAGAAGATTTGATGCGCCGTGATTTTACAATCAATGCAATGGCTGCTGATATTAGTGGAAAAATCCGAGACTTTTATGATGGACAATTTGATTTGGAACATAAGTGGATTCGTTGTGTAGGCGATCCGAATAAACGGTTCACGGAAGATCCATTGCGTATCCTTCGTGCTATGCGGTTTGAATCAAATCTGGGGTTTGCCATTGAACCTTATACAGAAATGGCTATGAGGGATCATCGGTATCTGCTCCAGCATATATCCGCTGAAAGAATCAATTCGGAACTATGTGGTATTTTGATGGGCGATTGCTATTCAACGCTGGCCTGTTACCCTGATGTGCTGGCAGTGTGTATTCCAGATGTTGAACGGTGTATTGGGTTTAAGCAAAACAATCCTCATCACAATAGAAATGTTTGGAATCATATTGTGTACGCTGTTTCGGTTGCACCTAAAGACCTTTATGTTCGGCTGGCATTATTGTATCATGATATTGGAAAGCCGTTGTGTTATACAATAGATAGTGGCGTAGGACATTTTTATGGTCATGCTGCTATCAGTAGAGACATAGCAGAAAAGTCTTTGCGAGAACTACGATTTGATAATCAGACTGTTAAGCTGGTGACACAGCTTGTAGAAGCCCATGACAGGACGATTGAGCCACGTAAGCCAGTGATTCGCCGCTGTATGAATAAGCTGGGGCTGGAGCAATTTCTTCGTTTATTGAATGTAAAAGAAGCCGACTATGCCGCACAAGCACAGTTGTATGGTGATAGATTGCAAAAGGTAGAGATTCTTCAGATGGCAAATGAAATTCTGGCAGCACAAATACAGCAGGAAGAATGTTTCACCTTGAAAGATTTAGCTATCAATGGTAATGACTTGATTCAGCTTGGATATAAACCCGGAAAGAAAATTGGAACTGTGTTAAATCAGTTGCTTGAGATGGTGATTGATGATAAAATAGCAAATGACAAAGTTCAGTTGACCTTGTGGGCAATCAATCGGATGGAGGAATAGTTTATGTTGCTTTTAAAAGGAGAAAGAAGAAAAAGTGTTGTATGTGATGCAATTCTTAAAGGGAACAAAAATGCGGTTTGTTACCAATATACAAGAGATGTTGTTCCTACATTGAATTCATATATTGTTTCTTCAGATAATCCACAAGAACTTTTGGGAGAGAAACTTTTAAATGAAGTTCAATTAAGCAATCCAAATATGCTTGTAATATATACAAATGAAAAACAAGCGGATTTAGCTGTTCTTCAAGAATGGATAGATAAAATTGAAAATTCTTCTGGTTGCTTAGTAATTTTAGCGTGTAGGTAAGGTGATATTATGGCTGAATGGCGATACAAGTTAGAATTTCATGGCAAGGATTTACGTGAGAAAATCAATAATGGCGGAGAGGATTTAGAGTCATGTAAAGCCACGCTTCAGGCTTTAAAGGATTGTTACGATTAAATAAAAAGACTGGTCAAGGATGATTGGTGGAACTTTGAAAGTGACTATGAGTCTGGAGTATTACATTGGTGTGTTGAACAATCCAGATGAGGGCGCACGTGAAGATGCTTTGCTGGATGGTGGTTATAATGGTTTTAATCCCGCACTTGAATGTGTAAATGATAGCCTTCGAGCCTTTTATGATCTTTGTGATTATTATAGGATTTGGGTAGGTGTGTAAAATGACAGAGCAAGAAAAATATATTCTTTTGCAAAAATGTATTGAAACTGCGAAAGAATTACAAGATAAGGCAACTGAAGCAGAAAATTTGATTTTCGAGGCATTAAGCGATCTTGGTATTGATCCTGCAAAATATACTACGGCAGCAGAAAATGCCAGCGACTTAGCAGAAGCGATTTCTTGTTATATAAGTTATGGAGAATATTCTGTAGATGGGCTGATGCAAGAAATTCGGAAAGCATATGAGGAAGAGAATAATGGGTAAGGTTGGACGATATGTAAAATGCCCTTGCGGACATTCTGATGGCGGTGATGATATAATTGATAGCTATTCTGTACTTGACCGCAGCTACAATGGCTCTGAACTTGTTATTCGGGAATCAAGAAAGTGTGATATTTGTCATAAATATTACTCTGTGATTATGCACTACAAATTACAGTATGAAGAGGTTGAAAATAGATGAGGTTTAGAGATATTCCACAATTTATCAGCGATGGATCATATCAAGTCAATATGTCGTGGGAATATTTAATTGAGTGGTTGGATCAGAGGGTAAAAGAAGAAGGGTTACAACTTAATCCAGATTTTCAGCGAGGTCATGTCTGGACTGAAGAACAGCAAATTAAATTCTTGGAGTTTATTCTTCAGGGTGGTAAGACTGGACGTACTCTTTATTTCAACGATCCGTACTGGCATAGTGTTAGACCAAAGACTGGATATGCTGATTTCGTGTGTGTTGATGGCCTCCAGCGAATTACAGCTATTCAGCGGTTTATGAATGATGAAATTCGTGTATTTGGTTTGCTTCATTCTGAATTTGAGGGTGAAACAGATTTGGTTCGGCACAGTATGTTGCTGAATGTAAATGATCTCAAGACGAAGAAAGAAGTTTTACAGTGGTATGTTCAGATGAATGCTGGCGGTACACCACATTCCGCAGAAGAAATTGAGCGTGTAAAAAAGTTAATGGAGGAATGCGAAAATGTGTGAACTTTGTGAGCGGTTTGATTTCGGCTCTGCTGCTTATGAAATAGACCGACATGGAACAAGAATTGTTATGGCTGGAGGTAACTATCGTTTTCCAGAAGAAAGACAGTTTAATTTTTGTCCTCGATGTGGTGCATCCCGTGTTGAAGTGCTGACAAAACGATCTAATAATAGCCAGAGTTTATCTATTTAACGACATAATAACGTAATATTCAATAGGGTGAATGAAATGATACGAGTAAATGAAAGCGAATTAAACCTCAAGACGATCATGGATAGTGGTCAGTGTTTTCGCATTTTCAGTGTTGAAGATAGTTATTTTGCTGCTGTCTATGATGTTCTGGCAATGAATAAGTATGTTCGTGTCTATCATGTCAAATCTGAAGGTGCATATTTCTTTAATTGTGACAAAGAAGAATGGGATTTTTGGCGAATGTATTTCGACCTCGATACAAATTACCAAGATTTCTTTGATGCTATTTCAAGATCAGATGATGGTTTTCTAAAAACAGCAGCAGAATATGGGAGTGGTATGCGGATACTAAAACAATCTTTTTGGGAGGCATTGATTTCTTTTGTTATCTCACAAAACAACAATATTCCACGAATTAAGAAGTCTATCGAATTGCTCTGCGAAAAGTTTGGCAAACCTATTGAGAAATATGGAATGGTTCGGTATTCATTTCCTACCGCAAAGGATTTAGAGAATATTTCTTTGGATGATTTATCGGATTTGGGATTAGGGTATCGTGCATCTTATATTTATGGTATATGCAAACGAAACTCAGCTTTAATTATGCCTAACTATGATATGTTGTTGGCTATTCCGGGGATCGGTAAAAAAGTGGCCTCCTGTATCATGTTATTTGGCGCATATGATTTGACGCAATTTCCGATTGATACTTGGATGAGGAAGTTGTTAGATGAAGTTTATGACGGCAAATTTGACACTACACCATATAAGGGCTTTGAAGGATTTGTACAGCAGCTTCAGTTTTATTATTATCGTCATTTGAAAGGAAAATGAAAATGCGACAACCCACAGTAGAAAATAAATATGATCTTACTATGGCGAAAATCCGAAAGCTGAAAATCACAGATAGAAGTCAGATTGGCAAGCCGTTGTTTTGGCGTAATGATGTAATTGGAGCATGGTGCATTGTTGGGGGCTACTGGTAGCGATATGGATATTCAATTCGGAACAGATAATGAGTTTTGGATTGGTATATACGATGACAATGCCAAAGCATATGCTGGTAAATTTCGAGTTCATTTTACATCTTATGGTGGAATGTGCGGCTATAAATTCAATCAATTCTTTAGAGAAAAAGACATTGAGAATGATAATGACTTACTTATTCAAGAGAAGTTTCTTAGCAAAATAAATGAGTTAATTGATTTGGGGATTCTAAGTCAGGAGTGATATTATGTGGGGTTATGTTCTGTTAGTAATTATAGCTATAGTTCTAATTTGTGTTTTCATTTGTTTTTATATTGATTGGCAAACAGATAAAGAAATTGAAAAGGAACACAAAGAACGTGATGCGGTTGAAAATCGACTCACAGAATCTTTGAAAACGTTATGCACCCAACTTGGTATTGGCCTATCGTATCACAAAGAACTTGGTATTGCTGCTGGACGTATTCTATATCATTCAATGAATGGGCGGCTTTTTGTTGATAATGCAAGGATTGAGATTTTAGAGAAATATGAACATAAACCGTATGTTCTTGCACATGAACTTGGACATTATATGGCAATTAAGCAGCGACAAGATAATTCGGAGAGTGGAGCAGACCACGAAGCCGAAAAATTATGTCGGTTGATACTTAATAAGAAAGAACAAGAATTTCTTTCAATTAGTTTAAGATGTTACTTTCATGAAACGGAGGAAAATAAATGAGTGTAGTTGTTATGTCCCGTGATGCTGCAATGCGGTATTGTAATGAGTATCATAATAATCCAGCTATTATGATTTCAATTTCTGATCCATGCATAACTTATCCATGCGATCCATTTTGTTCAAAGAGAAATAATCTTATTGCGATTCTGCCCCTGTTTTTTACTGATGCAGATAAACCGGGGAAGGATGTGTATGATCGAGAGGTAACAGAAAATGATTTGATTACCGATGCGGATGCACAACTTATTAAGCAACTGCTAAATAAATATCCTGATACAGATGTGATTGTTCATTGTGATGCTGGTATTTCTCGTTCCTCTGGTGTAGCTGCGGCGATTCTGAAGGCAAGTACAGGTGACGATTCACAAATCTTTAATAGTCCTAAGTATAGGCCGAATATGCGCTGCTATAGGATGGTGCTGGATGAGTTAATGTCGGAGGACTGATATGTATTGTGATGGTCAGTGCAAGAATTTAGACGAAAAGAAGCATAAGTGCAATTTAACTGGTGAGAAATTGTCCTATATGCGCTATGGAGGGCGTAAAACAGGGTTTATTGTGCATGAACATAATGGTGTTTGCGTACAAGATGAAAATAAAAAGGAGGATTCTAACAATGGGTAACAAAAAAGATAGTCTTGGGGATCGCATGAAGCGATATGAGAATGTATCTAAAGTGAGTTTGGTACGGCGTATGCCCGTTATTATTCGGTTGGATGGCAAGGCATTTCACACGTTTACAAGAGGGTTTATGAAGCCTTTTGATAGTCTGTTGATGCAGACCATGAATGATACTATGAAATACCTTTGCGAGAACATTCAAGGCTGCGTGATGGCCTATACACAGTTCGATGAAATTACGCTTGTCTTGATTGATTATCAGACACTTACAAGTGATGCTTGGTTTGATAATAATGTTGAAAAGATGTGTAGTATTTCAGCTTCTATGGCTACATTGGCTTTTAATGCTGCTTGGCGCAGGAATGTTGACGCATGGGCTGCAAGTAGGATTCCCGGATGGTATGATGGTGGTACGAATGATCCTGATAGTGTAGATCAGGCTGTTTTGAAACAAGCAGAACTGTATGTATCACGTTTTGATCGTGCGCTGTTTGATGCTCGTGCTTTTAATGTGCCGAAAGAGGAAGTTATGAACTGCTTGATTTGGCGGCAGCAGGACGCTACTCGTAATAGTATCCAGTCTGCGGGTCAGGCCCAGTTCTCACACAAGCAGCTTATGGGAAAGTCTTGCAATGAAATTCAGGATATGCTTTTTACTCAAAAGGGTATTAACTGGAATGATTATCCTACATCTTGTAAACGGGGTACGTGTTGCATTAAAAAGCCCGTAACTTTTGATGCCAGAGACAAGTCAGGGAAAGTTACAGGTATTTGTTCTCGTAATAAGTGGGTAATTGATACTGAAATTCCTATTTTCAATCGGGAGCCTAATTATATCAATTCCCGTGTATTTGTTGGTGGTTAAGTATGATTTATTGTACTGGTGACATTCATGGTGATGTACGAACACTATTGAATTGGCTTGACAAATGCCGCATTCCTCATCAAAAAGACCAGATAATTGTTTTGCTTGGTGATGTAGGAGTGAACTACTTCGGTAACTTACATGACCAAGAAGCAAAGGTTCTTTTGCAAGACAGTAATCGGACATATTTTTGTATTCATGGTAATCATGAGCGTAGGCCAGCAAGTATTGCTACATATCATTCTGATATTTGGCATGGTGGAGCAGTTTATATTGAGGATGAATATTCTAATCTTGTCTTTGCACAGGATGGTGAAGTGTTTGATCTTGAGGGGTTACAGACACTTGTACTTGGTGGAGCCTATAGTATTGATAAATGGTTTCGTTTGCAAAGTGGATACCACTGGTTTGATGATGAGCAGATACCAGAGCAGCGGCGCATAGTTATTCTGGATAAGGTAAAGCAGCTTGACAAAGTTGATCTGGTTCTGTCTCATACTTGTCCGTTTCAATGGCGACCAACTGATTTGTTCTTGTCTGACGTAGATCAAAATACTGTTGACAATTCTATGGAACGTTGGCTTACAGAAGTTGAAAAGAACTTAAATTATCGTTATTGGCTGTTTGGACATTTTCATGATGATCGGTCAATTAATGATAAAGCGCAGATGCTTTTCAAGAATGTAATTGATTTAGAATTTTTGAAGGAGTGATTCAATGAAATTTATATTAGGATTCTTTGTTCTTGCGTATGTATTTATGTTTTTCTATCCTAAATTCACTGTTTCAATCAATGGTGTTCCTACCGATAGCTTTACAATGAGAATTTTAGGTGCATTGGCTGTAGCGGTTTTATTGACAGTGTTTATAGGTTTGCCACTTTTGGGTGTAATTTCCATATTTACTTAATGGGGTGATTTTATGGGATTTGTTTTTACTGAGGATGGTAAGGAAATCATTATTGGTGATCCTGAAAAGAATATCCAGCAAAGTTTAAATTCTATCAAACAATCTGTGGATTACCTTGTTCGAGATAATAAGGCTCTGCGCTCACAGATTAAGGAATTTAACAAGGATGCTGAAATTCAGGCCAAGGATAAGGAACTGAAATCTGTGCGAGATCATGCACTCTGCGTTATGTCTGATAAGGAAAGCAAAGCCAGACGTGCATTTATGGAACGGCATTATAAGTCTTGTGGTAATGCAGGAACATATATTTATGAACTGTCTGGCACTGGTATTGGCACAGTTATTAAGATAAAATGTCCTATTTGTGGAGTAGAGGAAGATGTTACAGATATAGATAGCTGGTAAAGGAGTGATTAGATGAATAAACCGTATGATTCTGGTTTAATTGTTGGACGCTTTCAAACATTTCACAAAGGTCATCAACGGCTTGTAGAAACCGGGCTTACCTTGTGTGATAGGTTGCTTATTCTGGTTGGCTCCGCACAGGAATGTGGTACTGTTAGAAATCCTCTTAATATTCAAACACGTATTGATATGATTCGTACTGTGTACGACACAGATAGGATAATGATTTATGGTTTGAGTGATATGACAGATGAAAATGATATTCGCCCCGAATGGGGTAGGTATCTACTTGGTAATGTAGATCGTTATTTGTATAAGGCTCCAGAACTCATGATTTATGGTAATGATGAATCAAGAAGTCGTTGGTTTGATGTAGAGGATATAAAAGATACGTCTGAATTTATTGTGAATCGTGGCAGTTTACCTATTAGTGCTACCATGCTGCGTACTATGATGGTTCAAGATAATCGTAAAGACTGGATGCAATGGGTTGATCCCCGGCTACATAAAATGTATGATCGTATTCGTACAGAACTGATGACCGTTTCGTATTATCAGGACATGGCTAAAATTTTTGAAACAAAATTTAAAATACCCCTTGACAATAACGGTATATTCAACTATAATAAATAATGTCAGGAGCAAGGAACTGACAATGATCTAAAAGTGAATAACGACATAATCAATAACTGAAAGGGTGCAAAATATGAACATCGAAACCAAAGCAAATGTTGGCGACACTATTTATTTTTTGAAACGGATCAATCGTGTAACTTGTCCCTTATGTAATGGAGATGGCAAAATTATTCTTGCGCCAAAGGTAAGCGCAAGTTCGATTGGTGAGCAAATTGTTGAGCAATTTATGAATGCTTCTATGGGTAATGTTAAAGAGTATGATTGTCCTGAGTGCGGTGGTAAGGGTACTGTAAAGGCTACTGGTCAGTCTCAATATGAAGTTGGTAAGGGTACTGTGATTTCTATTGAGGCCACTATGAATCAGGGGCATGAAAAGGTTATTTATCGTGTTGCAGATTCTACCAGTGCTACTAACAGAACGCTTACGGATGAAAAGCTGTATCTGGATCAGGAGGCCGCTGAAAAGCAATGTAGATTTATGAATCTGGAGCGGCGTGTAATTCCTCTGGAATGTGTGCAGATTCCTCCCTGCTTCGCCAAGACAATTCCTTGCAACGAAAAGTTGATGAAGCGTCTGAATGAGTGGCGTAGTCATCGAAAGTTTGAAACTGAGATTTATGTGGATGAGAACCTGAATTTGTTTGATGGCTATACGTCTTATCTGGTGTATCGTATGCTTGGCATTTTTGATATTCCTGTTGTGATCTGGCCTGAAGATGAAAGGAGCAAGTAAATGATTGCTGTTATTTTGCTTATGATTTGTGGTGCATTTTGGATTGTATCGAGTTTTATTAATAAAACAAAAAATGTGGCATCTACAATGTTTTATAACGTAGTCCCGTTTGTTACTGGCGTAATTGTATTTGGTGTTGCGCTGGGTATGCTGGGAGTGATTAATATTCCAGTATGACAGATATTACAATAGGCAGTACATATTATGATAGACAGATGAATCGAATTCATGTTGTTGATATTGCAGAAAATTTTAACAACAAATCTGGTGAAAACTCGAAAGTAGTTTTATACAGAAAGAATAAAGACAAAAAGATTCTACAGTCTTTTCATGATGTACTTATATCAACATTAAAAGAAAGGAAATGATGTAACAATGAAAAAGAAAATGATTGCTATTTTAATGTGTGTTGGGGTATTGGTCTGTTTGTTGTGTGGGTGTCAGCGTCAGTCAGATCGAGTTGCTTACAATATTTCAAAAGAGGCAGACAACTTTAATGTGACACGGCGATTGGAAGTTATTAATGCCCGTACTGATAAGCCTGTATTTGAGTTGATTGGCAATTTTGCTATTTCTAACAATTCAACTAATGAACTTGAGATTACAGTTGAGGTTGGTCAGGGTGTATATAAGAAGCATATGGTTTATCTTAACCAGTGGACTATTTATGTGGTTGAAGATGTAAGTGGAGCCTATGTTGATAAATACCATTATGAAGTGAACTTCCTGCCTGAGATGATTATTCCTGTTACTATTACAATGAATGATTGAGGTAATTTAGATGGATGATTTTCTGCATGAAATTCTGGAAAGCACTAAAAAGATGTTTCCGGGAGCAACCAGTGTGAATATTATAATCACAAACGGAGAAGTAAAAGCTACTGCATCGTATCATGGGGAACTGTCTGATTATTCTATGCAAAAGATTGATGGTACGTGGTGTAGCAAGCGTAAATAACGGAGTATTCAACAGGTGATGCGATATGGATGTAATTGAAAAGTATCTTCGTGAACATTCTGATGGTAAAGATTATCCAGTCTGTAGTAGTGAATTAGCGAAAGCATTTGGTGTTCCTCGAACTACGATCAGGCGCATGATTAATACTGCACGTAGTAATGGTAGTCCGATTTGTTCTGGTCAAAAAGGCTATTACATTACAAATGACAAAGAGGAAATTAAAAGTACCATTGATTCTTTGCGTGGCAGAATTAGCAAGATGGAATGTACAATTACTGGCCTTGAAAAATATTTACATACTATTTGAAAGGAGTATTCTGTATGAAAATTTCTGATGAGATTTTGGGTATTCTTTCTCGATGTACAGTAGATGGGAATACACTATATCTTCCAGATGAGCAGCTTGATCGTAAGACCTATACAGCCGTAAATAAGTGCCTCGTCAACATTGGAGGTAAGTGGAACCGAAAAGCTAAAGGTCATGTATTTGACCATGATCCGTCCGATGATTTGGATTCGATGTTGTTGACTGGCGAAACTGTGGATATGAAAAAGGTCTATCAGTTCTTTCCTACGCCCAAGGAGATTGCGCAGCAGATGTGTCAAATGGCTGACCTTGATAAGACGTGCATTGTTTTGGAGCCTTCGTGTGGGCGTGGTGATCTGGCAGACGAGATTTATGCAGTTGGTGTAGCAAATCTGCATGGAGTTGAAATCAATTCTGATATGCGTAGGTATTTGGACGATAAGCCATATACTACTGAAACTGGAGTTGATTTTCTGACATTTGCAGATATAGATGAAAACAAGAATGTGTATACACGCATTATTATGAATCCTCCATTTTCAAAGCATCAAGACGTGGATCATATTCTTGCAGCGTATAATCTGCTTGCTCCGGGCGGTGTGCTGGTGTCTGTTGTTAGTCCGTCCCCGTTCTTTAGAACGGATAAGAAATCTGTATTATTCCAGAACTGGATGAAGGAAGTTAATGCAGAAGTTGTTGATGTGCCAGAGGGCGCATTTAAAGAGAGTGGTACAATGATTCGTACTAAGATCATCAAAGCGTACAAGTAAAATAAAACTCCCCTGCCACATTTATATGTGGCGGGGGAGAGATATGGCAGCGTGGCAGAGTGGCTTAATGCGGCGGTCTTGAAAACCGTTGGCGACTAATAATCGTCCGTGGGTTCGATTCCCACCGCTGCCGCCATATTGGAGAATGGTGGAATTGGTAGACACACCGTACTATGGAGCGGCGAAGGTAGCGCAGCCTTCTTGTAGGTTCAAGTCCTACTTCTCCAGCCAAATTATTTTTTAAGAATCAGAGTGATATTATTTGATATTTCCAACAGAATTTTATTACCGTCAAGCGTCAAATACTCAGAATGGCTATCATCGTATATCTCAATTATATCGTCTGTGACAGTATAATCCAAAGTATCATCTAAACCACTCATAGGAAACTCTGCTTTGACATGGCCTGAAGATTGAAATACCAGTTTAGTATCATTATTTGCGGCGAATGATTCTCCAATCCATTCAACCGCTGTTTCTGGTGATACTACTTCGCCGTCAATCTCATAGCTGTCAACTGTCCATGTACCAACAATAGAACTTGAGTCTGATCCGCAACCTGTTAAGGTGATAAGTATAGCCATAATTGTAAAAAGTATAATAAAAGTTCTTTTCATACTTACCTCATTTCAAGACGTTGATTGACCAATCGTTTCATGTCATTTTCCCAAGCTGTTTTTCTATGGTTACGTTTCCACTTAATATACTCATTCCAGCGCACGTTAGAAGCCTCATATGACAATCCAAAAACATCCTGAATATCAGATGCCGATTGAATATGAAGCTGCTCATATAATGGCATAGGACAAAGCAAGAGGGCCGCAAAGTAATCTGCTTCAGCCTCCAGTTCAGGATTAGAAAGTTTGTTAAAATTGTTCTCTGCGATCCGTGGTTCGGCTAAGTATGATAAGTGCTTTAGAATTACGTGACCAAGTTCATGCGCCAGAGTCCATCTAATACGACCAACAACATTATTGTTCGCCGTAGAGCCATTGAAAAGTACAAGGTATCTGTTGTTAGTTATATCATAGTGAGTACAACCACTTTCGCTTTCACATAATTCCAGTACGTCATTGATAGAACATGAATTGATTTCAGCAAAAGTAGTATATGCCATTGTTTTACAGTTCTTGATTTGATCAAAGAATAGTTGCGGGTTCATTGGGAAACTGATTGTAGGTAAGCTGCGGTAAAGCTGTAGGACTTGGTTACAAATATAAGCATATCTAATCAAGCGTCTATCACCTCGCAATTATCATAGCATAGATAAAGTCCAATAATACGGACTATTCTTCATTGTCATCTTTAAACGCATAGTCAAATCCAATACGAAGCATTTGCATCATCCGCTGCGGATCGCCTTTGACCATTTTTGACTTTGCTCGTTGGATAGAAATAATATCTGGATCACCACAAATTTCATCCGCTGATGTAGGAATTTCAGTCAGGCCAAGCAGATAATCGACAGTGACTCCAAAATATTGTGCTATTGCTTTAATCTTATCTACTCCGGGCGTACTGGTAGCTTTCCATTTTTTGATTGTAGAATTTGAAAATCCACAATCACTTTCCAGACGTGCTATACTGATTTTTCTATCTTCGCACAGTTTTTGAATGCGGTCATATAAACCCATTTCCATAAAATTTCCCCTCCACTTAGAATATTATCTCATTTTATGCTTGACATTGAGAAAGCTATCTGATATAGTATGACCGTGGGCTGAGAAAATTATCTCTGCACCGCCCATTATACGGTAAATAATCTAATTTGTCAATATAGAATAGGAGTGTGATCGAGTTGCATATCAAAGCTGATCCTGTAAGCAATGTAAAGATGCTTTCTTTGCTTTCTCTGTTGAGTAAGTACGACCTTTTCCATATTTCAGCCGATAATGGTCGTGAATTTAATGCGACAGAAATTGTTGGTGATAATGCAGGGTATATGGAATTTAAACGGCTTTTTGCTAATTCGGTTCATTCCAATGGTTATGTAGTAGATATTCAGGCCATAAGTGAAATTGAGTTTATTTGCAAAACATCTTCTGTTGTATATCACATTTCCGCCTTACATACGAAGCAGCAAGATTCTATTATCAGAGAACGAAAAATATGGAAAGAAATTTCTGATCTAATGTGTGTAGATTACTTTGGTGATCGTTTAATCAGCTATGTGAAAGAATTAGATATGCTGATATTGGTAGTTGATCCATCGCTGCTGGGTGAGTTACATCCTATGGAACAGCGGCAAATTCAACACATCATCAATGTTTATTTAAATGGCTATTCTGATTCCATGCAAATGAGCCGTACTGTGTGTTTCCAGATTAAATTACATGACGGACGCAATAGAATTTATGCGGGAGTATATGATTTGGAAGGCCAGAATTCAATAACCAGTATTCCTATTTATGATGACCGGGACAAAGAAATAATTGCTGATGATCTCTACAATAAAGCACAGGAGGTATTGAAATATGCAAAAGAGATGGCAGCAAAATTTTCCTTTCAAAACTAAAGATTGTGCTTGACATTTGTGGTCAAGCATGATAGTATAATAACAGGTTATTCAATAATAGATATAGATAGGGGGGGTGCTGATATGAGGACTATAAAAAGAGGCGATATTTTCTATGCTGATTTAAGTCCAGCCATAGGAAGTGAGCAGGGTGGCACAAGGCCAGTTTTGATAGTTCAAAATGATGTAGGAAATTATCATAGTCCAACAGTAATTGTTGCTATTTTAACATCCAAATCAAAGAAAAAACTTCCTACTCATATCAGCATTCATTCAGGTGAAGGTAATATTACAATGGATTCTACGGTTTTACTGGAGCAAATACGAACGATTGATAAGTTTCGGCTACAAAAATATGTTGGTAGCGTTTCCGATGATACAATGGATCGTGTTGACCGGGCCATGCTGATAAGTCTTGGCCTCAGTAATTCGGCATAATAACAGTTTATTCAAAAAACATCTTGACAAGGACGCTTAAATCTGTTATTATATTAATTGAGGTGATGAACATGATTGAGCAATCCGTTATGGATAGGTATATCGCAGAATCATCCTTAAAAATGACAGAAATGAGCAGGATCAATTTTGAAAATCTCTTGACCAGATTTTTCAATCTGAAACCTTCGGTAGAATTTGCCGATCTAAGAAAAGCAGATTTGATTGAAATGTATTCTCAGTTGAATCAACATTCTATTGGCGGGTTCATTACACATAAAAGTAAAGTTAATGATTTTGCCAAATGGATGTATGAACAAGGTTATGGATCGGCTGAATTGCTGCGTGATATTTCTGATCTAAAGTATTCGGACATAAATCACGATTATCTGTATGATATTTACTATTTCAGAGATGTTGAAGAATTATGGAATTCTATGTCGCTGATATTTGAAGATCGAGGAACGGAGTTTGATACATTTAAGGCGGCTGCTATAATGGTATGGCTGGGGATTGATTTGAATGATCTGCCAGACATATTAAAAATTGATATAGATGAATCAAGTCAAAGTATTATTCATCCAGTTACAAGACAGAAAGTTGAATTACCACCAGTTGATTTGCGTGATAAAATATTTTCCTTTTTGGTTAGCTATCGTGATGCGGATTCATGCGATACAAGAAAATTTGGCGGCAGAGTTCTTCCTTATATGCAAAGTAAATATTTATTACGAAGCTATAAGAATGCTCATCTTACAGTGATTCAACTAAGGAAAACATCTGATCCAGTAAATCAATTAGCAAAAGATCAAGAATCACAAAGAGTTTTTCAATGGAATAAAATTTACTTGTCTGGCCTGTATTATCGTATCAATCAATATGAAAAGCAGCATGGTTCAATAGAAAATGATATGAGTATGCTAAATGAGTTTTTTACGTGCAATCAGAAAAAAGAAGTTCAAAAAGAAATATCATTTGCCAGAAAGTATAAAGAATATCAAGCGTTTATGAATGCGAAAGAAAAAATAAATGTTTGAATTCGGGTTTTAAGGGGGCCAACCTCTTAAAACTTACATAAATAACGGTATAATCAATAATAATTATATCGCAAAGTAGTTCAATTGGAAGAACGCTCTGGTGATGTGCTGGGGCTATGTTGGTTCGAGTCCAACCTTTGCGAACATCAAAATTCAAAAATCAAAAAAGGAGTAATGTAATATGACTGCTGAAACTATGACCGTACATAAGGCCCTTGCTGAACTGAAGATTCTTGGTGGTCGCATTGAGGGCGCAATTCTGAGTGGTGATTTTGTTATCACGAAGAAGAACAACCAAGATACTGTAAAAGGCAAAACGGTAGAGCAGTATAAGGCCAAGGCTACAGAGGCTTTCCAGAAGGCATCTGATCTGATTCGCCGCCGCAACGCAATTAAGAATGCTGTGGTTGTTTCTAATGCTAAGACTATGGTGAAAATTGGCGACAAGGAGTATACGGTGGTTGAGGCCATTGAAAAGAAGAATCACGGTATGGACTATTACATTCAGCTTCGTGATATTCTTCGCCAGCAGCTTTCAAAGCAGAAAACCGAACTGGAGAAGCATAACGCCTCTCTTCAGCAGAAGGCAGAACAATTTGCTGTGGCAATGATGGGCGGCAAAGATGTAAAGGATGTAAAGACCGATAGTGATGAGTATGTTGCTTCGATGAATACTTACATCAAGGCAAATACTATGACGCTGCTTGATCCGCTTGGTATCGAAGCAAAGATTGAGGAACTGGATGACATGATTAACACATTCCTGCCCGAAGTGGATGCGGCTCTGTCGGTAAGTAATGCGGTAACTACCATTACTGTCGAATACTAAAAGCTATCTACTCGCTGCGTAACGAAAACTGCAAACCATAACACGCCTGAGTTTAGGTAATGTTCTGAGGTGTAAATTAATAAAAACATTACCGCCTATAAAAAATTACAGTCTCATAAACTGAGAATATACATATCAAAAAAGAATTAATATTATTCAAGTTTCTAATAGTAAATTGGAAATTGTAAATGATGACTGTAAAGTTCAAGGCTGAAAGCTGAAGGTTCAAACTTCGCAAAGTTCAAAGTTTATGAATCCTTCAAAGCTGAAAGATTAGGCAACAAAGACAAAAGTTTTACAAAATCCTTGGTATATGGTTTTTGGAATTGTTATGCTTGTCCAGCAGCTAACCACAAGGCTGTTACGTAGCGAGTCGATATATAGAATGTCTGATAGATACTATCGGGCATTCTGTCCAGAACTTAATAAAATGAGTTTTGGGTAGAGTGTCCGATGTAAGGAGTGATTAATTGCACAAGAAAGTAATAGCGTTCATTGATAGGTTTACATCTGGCGGCAAATTAAACGACACAATTACCACGTTTACACAAGGATGCTGTTATTGGTTTGCGTACATTTTGCACAGCAGATTTTCAAATTCTATTATTATGTATGATCCTTTAGAGAATCACTTTGTTGTAGAAATTGAAAAGCGGCTTTACGATATAACAGGGGAAGTCACTGGGCAATACAATGTTGTTCGTTGGAATAAGTACCCTGATAAAAGAGGCATTATTCGAGACTGTATTAAATTTTAAAGGAGAATGTAAAATGGAACTTCGTATTGATCAGAGTGTTTTGGATCAGTTTCCCAACCTGAATGTTGCCAAGGAGGGTAATGATGTAATCACAGTTAAGTTCGGTGATGGCGGCAATTCTGATTTTCTGTTTCCTTTGAATTTCCCGCTGCATAATCTTGATTCTCTTTCTTGGAGCAGGATTGATGAGATTGGTCGTGCTGGCAAGGCCAAAACCCTCTTTGCGCTGGGTGCTACTAAGAAGGATTACATGAAAAATGGGTTTATTGCCGAATATCAGATTATAGACTTTGACCATGATGATCTTGCTGATGGTAGCGGCAAGGCTCCTATCAGTTGGGATATGGTTGCGCTTTATAAGGATGAGATTTATATGAAGCGCAATAGCGAGTCCTCTTGCTGGGATGAGTGCGATGGACGTACATTCCTGAATGGCGAGTTCTATGAGAATATGTCCGATGAACTTCGTGCTATTGTCAAGCCTGTATGGAAGTTGACCGCTAATAAGAACGGCGAAATTGTTAAGTCCAAGGATTATGTCTGGCTGAAGTCTGAAAAGGAATTGTTTGGACGTACAATTTATTCCAATGATGGTGAAGGTCACTGGTATGCGCTGTTTATGCAGGAGGATTTTCCGTGGTTCAAGTTGAACGGCGACAATGAGCGAGACTGGCAATGGCTGCGCTCTGTGTATGCTGGCCACACGTACTCTTTTTGCTGTGTCTACACTTCTGGAGCGGCGGGTGACTCCTGCTCTGGCTATTCCAGTGGGGTCGCCCCGGCCTTCTGTACCTAAGTTTATCGGTTTATCACCATTATCTTGTCTAAGGCGAAAGCCGGGACAGATAATGAGTGATAAACATTCAAACCAAGTAGAACGAAAGGAAGGTATAAATGAGGGTTTTACTTTTGCTCCGTGGCTCTGCTGGAGTGGGTAAGTCCACTTATATTAAGGAACATGATCTGGAGCAGTATGCGCTTTCTGCCGACAATATCCGTTTGATGTGCCAATCACCCGTTTTGCAAACAGATGGATCGGTAGCAATTAGTCAGACAAATGAAAAGCTGGTATGGAATCTTATGTTCCAGATGCTTGAGGCCAGAATGCAGCGTGGCGAATTTGTGGTGATTGATGCAACCAATTCTAAGACGCAGGACATTAATAGATATAAAGATATGGCAAAGACGTATCGGTATCGTATGTACTGCGTTGATATGACAGGAGTACCCATTGACGAATGTAAGCGGCGTAACAAACTCAGACCGCCTTACAAACAGGTTCCAGATGAAGTAATCGAAAAGATGTATTCCAGATTTGAGACACAGCAAGTTCCAACTGGCGTGACTGTGATTCAGCCTGACGAACTGGATACTATCTGGTATAAACCTGCTAATTTTGATCGCTACAAGCGGATTCATCATATCGGTGATATTCATGGTTGTAATACTGTCCTGCAAGAGTATCTGAAAGATGGTATGCACGATGATGAACTGTATATTTTCTGCGGCGATTATATTGATCGTGGTATCGAAAATGTTGAAGTTATTAAGTTCCTTTTCAATATCATGGATAAGCCGAATGTGATTCTGCTGGAGGGCAATCATGAACGCTGGCTTTGGTATTGGGCGCATGGTGGCACATCTCAGTCTAAAGAATTTGAGAATGTAACACGGCGGCAGCTTGAAGCTGGGGGGTTGGATACTAAGGTTGCTCGAATGTTGTATCGTAAACTTAATCAGTGTGTGTATTATAGGTTTGGTGAAAAGACTGTGCTTGTTACTCATGCTGGTTTGAGTTTGATTCCTGATAATCTGACTAAGGTTGCATCTGAACAGATGATCCGTGGTGTTGGTCGATATGGCGACTATCTTGATGTAGCAGCTACTTTCGATCAGACAATGCCTGAAAATACATATCAAATCTTTGGTCATCGTAATACCGAAGATTCTCCCATTGCAATGTCAGATCGGTGTTTTAATCTGGAGGGAGCGATTGAACAGGGCGGTTGCCTAAGAGCCGTTGTTTTGGATGCAGATGGGTTCCATCCTGTTATGATCCAGAATACCGTATTTCGCCAGCGAGAGGAAGTTGCTCCTGTTGGATATACCGCAGAAGAAAAGAGCGTAATGGATGTTGTCGATAAGCTGCGGCAAAATCGCTACATCTATGAAAAACAGCTTGGTAACATTTCATCCTTTAACTTTACTCGTGATGCTTTTTATGATAAGAAATGGAATGAACAGACTACTAAAGCACGTGGCCTGTTTATTGATACCGCTAATGGCATAGTGGTAGCACGTTCTTATCCTAAGTTCTTCAATGTTAATGAGCGTCCTGAAACCAGATTCGGTATGCTCCAGTATAAGTTGAAGTTCCCTGTAACGGTTTACGTAAAGGAAAATGGATTCCTTGGTATGGTATCTTATAATCCTGAAACGGACGATTTCTTCATTGCAAGCAAGTCAACAACAGAGGGTGATTTTGCGGGTTGGTTGCGGGATATGTTCTTTAAGAATGTAAAAAATCCTGATAAACTGAAAGATTATCTGAAGCGCAAGAATGTAACCCTTGTGTTTGAATGCGTGGATATGGCTAATGATCCGCATATCATTAAGTATGATACTTCTCATCTGTTTTTGTTGGATGTAGTCAAGAATCAGCTTGATTTTGAAAAGTTGCCATATACTCAAGTTGTTGAACTTGGCAATGAATACGGGTTTGAAGTTAAGACAAGGGCAGTTCAGCTTCAAAATTGGCATGAGTTCCGTGATTGGTATAATGATGTACTTGCAGAGGATTATCAGTTCAACGGGCGTATCATTGAAGGCTTTGTAGTAGAAGATAGTGTTGGCTTTATGGTAAAGATTAAACTTGACTATTACAAGCTATGGAAACATATGCGTGGCGTTGCACAATCTGTTTTTAGAAGCGGTTACTATCGGCGTATGGGTTCGTTGCTCACACCGCTCCAAAATCAGTTTTATGGGTTCTGTCAGGAAATTGCAAAGCAAGAAGATCATCCTACTAATATTATTGAACTGCGAGATATTTTTATGTCTCAATATAACCCAAGCAAATAACGATATAATCAATAAGGAGTGATGAATTATAAATCCAGTGTTGTTAAGTACAGGAAATAATAATTGGTCTACTCCCCAATGGTTCTTTAATCGTCTGAATTCAATCTTTGGTTTTACCCTTGATCCATGTGCAGATGATACTAACCACAAATGCGAACAGTATTACACTGTAGAAGATAATGGCCTTACGAAAAATTGGGGGGGCAAACAGTTTTTTGTAATCCTCCGTATGGTCGTAGAACAAAGGATAATCCGGGTCAAGAAGATTGGATTGAAAAATGCTGGAAGGAATGTAAAGAGCATCATATTACAAGTGTGATGCTCATTCCTGCCAGAACAGATACAAAGTCTCAGCATACGTATATTTTCCCAAATGCTAAGTATGTTTGCTTTGTAAAAGGACGATTGAAGTTTGGGGACAAGGATGCAGCACCATTTCCAAGTGAAGTTGTTGTTTTTACAGAGCAAGATTATGATGATGAGATCAAAACTTTATCAGACTTAGGATTTTGGATTAAATTGAAAGAGTAGGTGATAAGTATAAAATATGTTGGCAGCAAATCACGAATTGCCAAGCATATTGTTCCAATTATTCAATCATATATAGATCAAACAAATGCCAGTTTCTATTTAGAACCTTTTGTTGGGGGGGCAAACGTAATTGATAAAATCTCTTGTGACAAAAAGATTGGATATGACATAAATCATTATTTAATTGAACTGTTTAAACATAGAGATTTGATTTGTAAATTGCCCGATGAAATTACAAAAGAGGAATATGATGCAGTACGAAAATCTTTTCAAACTGGAGATGGTAAATATCCAGATTGGTATATTGGTGCAGTAGGATTTCTTGCATCTTATAACGGAAAGTTCTTTGGCGGTAGGGCTGGCATTGTTAAAACAAAAATTGGGACAATACGTAATTATTATGATGAAGCAAAGCGTAACCTTTTATCGCAACTTCCGCAGTTGAATGATGTGATATTTGGTGAGTCCGATTATAGGCAGCTTGATATGTCACAGTTTAAACATGGTGTTATTTATTGTGATATTCCTTACAAAAATACGACAGGGTATCAAGATAGCTTTAATCACGTTGAGTTTTGGCAATGGGCTGAAGAATGTTCCAAAGAAAACATAGTTTTGGTATCAGAACAAGTTGCTCCTGATGAGTGGAGGTCTGTATGGGCAAAACCAGTAAAAAGAACGCTGGACAATGCTTCACGGATCGACATTACAGAACAACTATACATATTTTCAAATAACGGTATAATCAACACAGAAAGGACGATGTTATGACTTCTACACTTCGCATTAAGAATTTGGCAATTCTTGTTATTTGTGCTGCTATTGTAGCCTGTGTGCTGGCCTGTTGCTCACCTCATCCTGAACTTGTTCCAGTATTTTAGTATGGAGGCTGGCATGAACAAAATTTCCCAAACTTGGGGGGCAAGCAGAACCATTTGAAAACGGTAAGCTGAGAGACAATGTTATTTTCAATGCTGATTGTATTGATGGTATGTCGCATATGCCAGCTAAATCAGTAGATTTGATTGTAACTGATCCTCCGTACCTCATTAACTATAAAAGTAATCGGCGTGTAGTCAAAGAAAAATTTGATAGAATTCAGAATGATAAAAATGCAGAGCGGATCATTCAGGATGCGTTAAGTGAATATTATCGTATTCTCAAAGATGATTCTGCGATCTATATGTTTTGTAGTTGGCATCATATTGAATTCTTTAAGACGGAATTTGAGAAGTATTTCAATCTAAAAAATATTTTGATATGGAACAAAAACAATCATGGTAGCGGCGATTTGCGTGGATCGTATGCGCCAAAGTATGAAATGGTTTTATTCGGTCATAAGGGCAGAGCATTGTTCCAAGAGAAGCGAGTAGCCGATGTTATTGATTGTGCAAAGGTTTCTTCCTCAAAGCTGGTGCATCCAACTGAAAAGCCAACAGATTTGTTGGAGTTGTTTATCAAAAACAATAGTAAACCGAATGATATTGTTTTTGATGGATTCATTGGCGGCGGTTCAACTGCATTAGCAGCATTACATACAGGGCGAAAATTTATCGGCTATGAATTGGATGAGAAATATTATCAGATTGCTTGTCAGCGAGTAGATCAAGAAATGAAAGGGTGTTGAAATGCAACCTGTTTATCCTGAGTTTATTAAGTTCTTAGATAGTCATGGTTGCGATACAAGTTGGTATCAGGAAGGTATATTCTGGTTAGACAACAATATTATCAAAGCCTTTATAGTGGGGGGGGGGGCAAATCGTTTGTCTATTTAGAATTACTGTTGATGATAATTTGAATTTATCCTTGAAGAAACATAGAACAAATAAAGGATATGCAGAGTTTGAGTCGTGGAATGAAACCATTTGTCGCAATCAAGAGCATTTGAAAGAAATCGAGCATGAGAGTCTTTCATTATTACAAGAGCATTGTATAAGTGCAGATAGAAAGATTGTCAATACAAATTCCACTGGCAAGGACAGTATGGTAGTACACCATTTGGTAAAGAAGGCTGGTGTAAGTTGCGAGACTTATTTCAATGTTACAACACTTGATGTAGCAGAAAGCAATCAAATGGCAAAAAGAAATGGTTTCAAGCATATTTATCCTGATCCGCAGCATGGAGGTTTTTACAAGTATGTTCATGATAGTGGGATTATTCCAACAAGATTTGCACGATTTTGTTGTACATACTTTAAAGAAAAACCAACCGTAGATTATTTCCCCGCAGATGATAAATTGTTATTCCTATTCGGTATCCGTAATGAGGAAAGCAGCCAGCGGTCAAATTATGATGACGTTACTAAAAATCCTATGTGGGGTGATCGAGATTGGATTGGTGTTCTTCCTATTCGTAAGTGGACTGAGTTAGACATTTGGCTTTATATACTTTCCGAAGGCATTGAGGTCAATCCAAAATATAAATATGGCTACACAAGAGTTGGTTGCGGTATTGCCTGTCCTTACTACACGAAATACACTTGGGTTCTTGATAAGTTTTGGTATCCATATCTTTATAATCGCTGGAGAGATATTCTAAAGCAAGACTTTATAGAGAAAAACAAGTGGCTCATTATGAACTGCACTATTGATGAGTATATCATTAAAGCATGGACTGGTGGAGTATATCGTAAAGAGCCAACAGATGAAGTTGTTCAAGAATACGCAAAGTATACTGGGTTAGATGAAGATGTGGCAAAGAAGTATTTTAACAGATATTGTGAAAATGGATGTTTGAATACCAGAGGCCAACCGCTCAAACTTAAAGATAAGAATACTCTTGCAATGAATATGAAAATATTTGGTAGAGATATTCAGAAGTTCAAATGCAAAAAATGCTTAATAAAAGAATTTGGTTGGAGCAAAGAACAATGGGATCAGCAAGTACAAAGTTTTAAAGAACAAGGTTGTAAATTATTTTGACGGAGGTTGTATGTTCGGCAAGAAACAGCGGCAGATTTTTGAATTACAAAATCGTGTTAGAGAGTTAGAAAATATTCTTTGTCCGTTTAATCAGCATGATTTTGTTGAAATAAATAGAGTATATGATGGCGGTGATCCGATTTATTCAGGAGAAGAATGGATTGTATCATGTGAATGCAAAAGGTGTCATAAAAAGATTGTTAAAACAGAAATTTAAGGAGTGATGTAATGAAAATTTATTATGCTCATCACGTTTGGAAGTATGGTACGCCGATTGAGGATTATGAACTTGAATGTATCGAAAAGAAATTCGATTCTGCCGAGATTATCAATCCTCGTACATCATTGCCACAAGATAGGCCGGAGTCGGTAATTTTGCAATCAGCATACGATACAATTAAGGGCTGTGATGCGCTGGTATTTTCAACGGTGTCTGGCATGATTGGGCATGGAGTTTTTAATGAGATTACTGTAGCTGTTAATCATGGTATTCCGATTTATCAGCTTGAAGGTAATGATTGCTATAAAATTGCTAATGCAGATTTAAAGGATATTATCTTTCGTGGTGATAATCGAGTTTACGCACTTGTTCATACCCCGCACGAATATCAGGAGAATACGGATTGGTGAACAATGGGACTAAAAGTATTATCAATCTGTGGCGGGTTAGAAACTGGTTTACTCGCTTTAAAGGAGTTAGGGATACCAGTTGATGAATACCATACATATGAAATTTATGCTCCAGCAATCGAGTTAAGCAAGCGGCATTTCCCGGAAGTACAGCATCATGGAGATGTAATAGGTGCAGACTTCTCGCAGTTCAAAGGTTTTGATCTGGTAATTGCGGGAACGTGTTGCCAGAGCCTATCAAAACTTCGGCAAGAGAATAAAGATGTTTGTTCTGGCCTTAAAGGTAAGTCTGGTATCTTCTTTGAGTATGCCAGAGCAGTTCAGGAAATAAAGCCCAAATGGTATATGCTTGAAAATGTTGTGCCTAAGAACAAGGCCGATCAAGATACCATTACGGCAACCTTGGGGGGGGCAGACCCTATACTTATCGACAGTGCTTTATTTTCAGCACAAGAGAGAAAACGTCTGTATTGGAGCAATATTCCTATTGCTGCCTTACCTGAATCTAATTCGCTTGTTCTTCATGATATTATGATAGATGATGCACCAGAAAAGGATTATTACAATAAACCATATATCTTTAATGGTAAAGACAAACGTGTGATTGCAACTATTCAAGATAATTGGTTAGACATAATGAAGCGTGTGTATAATCCAGATTTCAAATGTGCTACTTTAACTTGTGTTAGTGGCGGTCATCAAGAAAAGAAAGTTTGGGATCGAGGCCGTATCCGAAAACTTTCTCCTGTTGAATATGAGCGATTACAAACGCTGCCAGATGGATTTACTGAAGGATATTCTGACAATGTTCGTAGAACGCTTTGTGGTAACGGCTGGACGAAAGAGGTTATAAAGCATATTTTTAAAGGCTTATAACGATATATTCAATAACAAAGAAAGAAGGTAATGTATGGCAAAGGTTTTAGAGTTAGAAAGTGGTGTCGATCCTATTCCTACCGAAGCAGAGCAAGACAAGATGACAGATACAGAAAAGGTAATCCAAAGTTTGATGCGTAAGTCCTATACGCTGGGTGTCCAGTCTGGTATTCGTACTATGTGTGTTACTGTGCTATCACAGTTGAACCAGACAAAGAAAATGAATCCTCAGAAACAGTTGAATCTTTTGAAGCAGATGTGTATGAGGAATATTGAAAACCAGAATAAGGCTGCGCAAAACACAGAGAATCCTACAACTGAAACTACTACAAATAACTAAAAAGGAGAATGAAAATAATGTTTAGTCGTGATATTTTGACCGTCAAAGAGGCTCAGTTGAACGCCCTTGTCGCGGAATCGGGGGGGCAGTATCTTTAATTACAAGTACGATTGATCGTTTGGAGGCTATCAATAGCAAGATTACTGATACACGTCAGGAGATTGCTACTTATCAGTCTGAGTTGAATCGAATTGATGGTTCAATGGAGCAGCAGTTTGGTCATAACGCAAAGATCATTGGCAAATTTAAGAGTTTTCTGGAGGACTAATGAAAGAATGTTTTGAAAATGAAATTAGCTGGATTCATTCAAAAAGTATTCAGCAGTTTGCAAGGTACTGTGTAGATAATCTTCCCGATTATTTCTTTACGGTTCCTGCTTCATCCAGCGGCAAGTATCATCCGTCCTATGCTCTTGGTGATGGTGGCCTTGTACGCCATACTAAAGCAGCGGTGGCAGTTGCGCATGAATTGTTTAACCTTGAAATGTTCCAGAAGCAGTTTTCAGAGACAGAGCAGGATTTAATTCTGTTGAGTCTGATCCTGCATGATGGAAAGAAACAGGGTGGCGGCAATGACAAGCATACTGTATTTGAACATCCTTTGTATGCTGCTGACTTTGTAAAGGAATGTAATTTTGAATGTTCTAAGCTAACTGATGAGCAAGAGCAGATTGTACGTAATGCTATTTCTTCACATATGGGTCAATGGAATACAGCACGAAATTCCAGAACTGTATTACCTAAACCCGCAGATAAGATTCAAAAGTTTGTACATATGTGTGATTATCTTGCGTCACGTAAATTCTTAGAAGTCAATTTTGATGCAATAAGTTATTAAAAAGGAGAGATGTAGATGAGTTATCAGGCAAGATTTAATTTTGTTGGCACACCTGTTATTCCCAAGCAGAAGGCAGATACTAAGCGTCCTTTCTGCAAGGAGATGACTAAGAAGGATGATAAGGGCAAGAAGCGTGAAATGCTGTCTATGACGTTCGGTGTCAAGGAAAGCGATTCTAACATGGCTTTCGTGGAGGCTTTTGACAGTAAGCAGGACGTTATTAAGACAATGAATACCGATAACGAGAAGCTGGATGTTAATTGGGATGATCGCTTTGATGAAGATATTGTTTCTCAGGTTGCCAGTTATCGAAAGTATATTGTTGATCTTGGTGAGGATCATGGTGGGCGACAGGAATTTATTACCGTCTATGACATGATTAAGCACTTGCAGGAGCATCTTCCCAATTATGAGGGGCGTGTGGTTGTTACAGGCCAGTTTACCCGTGATTGGTATGCAAAGAAGAAGATGTATTTCAGTAAGTTCCGTATCCAGAATGTCTTTGCTGCCCCGGAAGAGCGCAAGAGTCGGTTGATGATTACTGCCGATCTGTTCTATAACAAGGATAGCTTTGACGATTCTGATTTTGATGAGAATAAGAAGATTACGCTGGATTGTTATATTGAGCAGTATATCAACAAGGATGAGGGACGCAAGTATGTTCCCATTCAGGTTGTGTTCTCTGGTGCAAAGTATGACATGGAGAATGAGCGTCATAAGAAGCTGCTTAACTATAAGCTGAAGTATATCAAGGTTAAGGGCAAGGCTATGGTTCATATTCCGTGGGAAATGGTTCTGCTGCGTGGTGCTGAAGAGGCAGACTTTGATGAGTCTATGTTGACCGATGCACAGAAGGAACAGATTGAACTTGGCATTAAGACACTGGATGATTTCAAGCCCAAGGGCAATATCTATGGAGATCGTATTGACGAGTTCCGTTTGTTTGATCCGAAGCTGGAGGGTGATTTCGCTGACGGCTTGCTTGAGGCCGAGGACAAGAGCGATGAGTTTGAGGAAAGAATTTATCAGCCGCCGCAGGATGAAACACTGGACGAGGCCAAAAACAGTTCAAAGAATGGAAAGAAGTCTAATAAGGACGATGAGCCGCCGTTCGATGAGGACGAAAAGAAGGATGACGGCGTTGATGAAGATGACTTGTTTTAATTGAAAGGAGTGATGTGTAATGGCAAGAAAGTTTGGTAAGAAGCGTGAGATTTGCATTGATCCTCTGGCATATAACATTGGTCTGATTGGCGAAAGCGGTATCGGCAAGTCCACTGTTATCAAGGAAGTTTGTGAGAAGCTGGCTGGCGATGAGGGCTATATTGCTCTCGACATTGGCAAGGAAGATGGTCATGATGCTATCAATGGTATTGTGTCTGAAAAGATTCCTGATTGGTCTGCGTTTAAGGAGTTCTGTGATGATGTAATCGAAAACAAGCTGACTGATTATAAGGAACTGCGTGTTATTGTTCTTGATACATTTGATCAGTTGCTTGAGATTGCAGAGCCAGAGGTTATTCGGATGCACAATCGGGCAAATCCTGATAAGCCTAAGATTAGTTCTATTAAGGCTGCATTTGGCGGGTTCATGGCTGGTGAAGATAAGGCCATTCAGATTGTTCTTGATAAGCTGTGGGAACTGAAAAGTGTCGGCGTTTCCTTTATTGCTATTGGACATACAAAGAAGAAGGATGTAGATGATCCTATTACTGGCGAGTCTTATTCCATTCTGACTACCAATATGAGTCAGCGGTATTTCAATGCGCTCAAGACTAAGCTACATTTCCTTGGAGTTGCGTACATTGATCGTGAGATTGTTAAGCAGAAAACAGGCAAGAAGAATGTGGTTACTAAGCAGGAGGAAGTTAAGGGCAAAGTCATGAGCGAGTCCCGCCGTATTTCCTTCCGTGATGATAACTATAGTGTCGATTCTAAGTCTCGTTTTGCTGACATTGTGGATCAGATTCCTCTTGATTCTGATGCTCTTATTAAGGCTTTGACGGATGCTATTCTTGCCGAGCATAGCAAGGGTGACAAGACCGTTGAACAGTCTAAGAAGGAACTGGAGGCCGCTCGTAAGGCAAAGGAGGCCGAGGTTGCTGAAAAGCTGGAGCAGGATGCAAAGAACAAGATTGACGAGGAACGCAATGCAGAACTTATGAGTGTGATCCAGAATAAGTTCTCTGATGCTGCCGCTGCCACTAAGAAAAAGGTAAAGGCAATTATGGCTGAGAATAACATTCCGAATTTCAAGAATTCTGATGATATTCCTACTGCCATTCTGGAGAGCATTGTTGAGGTTCTGAATCAGGCAGAGTAATAGGAGGTACTTATGGCGAGGCCATGCAAATGTGCTATCACAGGTGAAAAAGGAACTACTGATACATTTGTAAAGATCAATGGAAAGTATTATAAAAGCCAAGAAATTTATGATGCTGACCAAAAGAGCAAGGCCAAGCGCAAAGAACTGATTGACTATGTTTGTCGGGAGTTTTTAAGGTATGGAAATAGGCAACCATTTCCTACCTCCCTCCCCAAAAAGTTAAATGAACTATCATTTTATGATGATGATGTGATTTTAGAAACTTTCAAACGATGTGCCTCTGATATTCATTATCAGATAGAACATAAGCAGTTCTCCGCTGAATACAACAAAATAGCATATATGTTTGCGATTATCAAAAGTTCTATTGCAGATGTAAATGCAGAGTTCCAACGCAAAAAGAAACAAGAGAATATAACAAAATCAACTGAAATTGAATGTGGCGATTTATCCAGCATTGGGACAAAAACCCGTGGAAAGGATATTAGTAGCTTTCTCAACGATGATGAGTTTTAAGGAGGGTGATTGGCATAGATTTAAAAAAGTATCCTGAAGAACTGATTAAAGGTCGAGATAGCGCAGAAGCTACATTCGTTTTCTGTTTATGGAAACAACCTGATTTGTATGACGATTTTCAGCGTGTTAATGCAAATGAAGATCAGACATTGAAAACAGATGATGGTGTTTTCTACTTTTCGCTTGGTCGCCAGATGTTTAATCAAGGCTTTAAGTCTTTTGATAATGTTACTATTTATACTTTTCTGGAGGGCAAACCGACAGTCAAAAAGCATTTTGATGAACTTGGTGGCTATGCAACAGTAAGTGAACTTTGTTCCTTGGTAAATCCAGAAAATGTTGATGCTTATTATGACAAGGTTGCAAAGATGAATACTTTGATGACTTTGTATGATAAGGGGTTTCCTGTATTAGACAATATTGATCGGTTCTCCAAAATGACAAATCAAGAGGTGTATGATTATTTTGATTACATTTTAAATAGTGTAAGCATTAAAAACACACACGATAT